TTATGAAAGCATATACGTTGAAGCAGTAAGTAAAAATCGTGAGGTTTTACAATTCTCATTATAGATGTAAGTCTATAATTTGAGTAGCAGGCCGTTCTAATCTATGTCTAATAAGATTAAGGCTGTATTATCAATTCTAACATTTTGTGGTGTTCTTTTTGGGTTTTGTGGGAGTGCAGATGCACGTATGGTAATGACTACTGCATATACTCCGCATGAGCAAGCTGGCTATATGGCTAATGGTTTGTGGATTCAAGAGGGATACGTTGCACTTGACTTTTTACCTTTAGGTACACAAGTGTGGTTGGATGGTGTTCCATACATCGTTGGTGATAGGATTGGTAGTGGTGACTATAACCATGTGGATATTGTAATGAATAGTTACGAAGATGCTATTCAACATGGTAGACGTTACATGGATTTACAATACTAGTATTTTAATTACAACTGAATAAGAGTAGGTACTTTAGATAGTTTAGAGGTATGGTGCGTTGACATCATACCTCTTATTTTTTCAAAAAATAACCTAACAAAACTTTACAGCTTAATATAGATATGGTATACTATAAGTGTGATAAGGGTGATAATTAAAAGGAGAAATAAAAATGAAAAACTTTAAAATTTATTGTGTGTCAAATGAAGATAATTCCAAATATGAAATTTCATTAAATGAGTTAGTTACTAAAGGTAGCTATACTGAAGAGGAAGTTTGTAAGTTGTTAGATTATATCGAAACAACTAAGTATAAAACTTTCCGATGGAAGTTGGTACATAAGAGTTCCATTCATGCTATGGATGGCGATGGAATTCAACATTACCTAGTAGATTTAAAATAGTGTTACAATAGAAGGAGATTTTAAAATGAAAAAGAGTATGTATCAATACAATAATTTTGTTGGTTTAAATATGGCTGAAGTAGAAGACTTTATTCATATTTATGATTGTGGGTATTGGGATTGCGAAGCTATAAAGGTTGATGCAGATGTATATGGCTTAATCAGTGGTAGACATGCAATGCCCGTTGATGAATACGTTTTCACTGAGGTTGAAGATATGTTCAATTTTGGTGAGTTAGAGAGAGTGGCAATGAATAGTATTGTTAAGACATCTGACACTCTTGTATTATATGTTACTGGCTTAACAGTGGCTACAGTTTCTGTAATTAACGTAGCTAAGAATTTAGGCTACAAACAAATTGCATTAAAACATTACAATAGAGACAATGGTCTTTATGAGTGTCAATGGGTATACTAATTGGGGGGATTAAATATGGAATCAGTTGAGACTGTGTATGGCATTTATCAGAATGGTCAATCAGTGGGTTTTCTTTCTCACGATAGTTTTTCTGAGTTCTTCAAGGATGTATGTATTGACTTAGTATGTCCTACTGAGGATAGAGAATACATTACTGATAAGGTAAGTACAGATGTATTATATTTTGAATTTGGGAAGTTCTTCTCAGATGAGGATGGGACTACATTATATAGAATTGTAGGGAAGTTTCCTAAAAAGGATATGGTAGCATTGGGTAAAGAGTTTTATTTCAACAGAGGAAATTGATGGAAGTAGTTTTAGATATTGTAAAGTGGTTAACTTCAAAATATAAGATTAAAGGTAATGAGGTTAGTGTTGCTGAGATTTTATATCATTATTTTAGCGATAAAGATTATAGTAATATTAATACTCAATTAAATGTGAAAGAGATAGTGTCTTATTTTGATACTATCTCTTTAGAGTATGATTGCTTATTAATTGGGAATGTGTATCAATCATTATTAGATGCTAAACATCGTCATAGTAATGGTGTTCATTATACACAAAAAGAAGATGTACATAGGATTATTGATTATTTATTCTATAATGATTTGTTAGATAGAGTTAAAGAGTCAGATACTAATGTGTATAGTGATATAAGGGATTTAGTATTCTTCGACCCTGCATGTGGTTGTGGTAATATCTTAGTATACATATATCATTTATTGTTAAGTATGCAAAAAGATGGTGGTTACATCGACTACATTAAGCCTAATAATTTTTATGGGATAGAGTTAGATAGTAGGTCATCTTATATAGCTAGTTTATCTCTTTCTCTAGAGTATTATAGGTTTAGTGGTAAATTAGTTTCTTGCGATACGATTACATGTGCTGATTCATTAAAATTGGATTGGGGTAGTGTTGTACCTAAGAACAAGTTATCATACATAGTAGCTAATCCACCTTTCTTAGGTTCTTCTAATATGAAGAAGGCTCTTAAACGCACAATAGAAGATAACTTTTATAACTTTGAATGTAGAGATGGGTTAGACCTTTGTTGTTTTTGGTATATAAAATCTGCTGAGTTTATTCAAAATAGTGATATTAAAGTGTCTATTTTGTCTAGCGATTGTGTAGTTCATGGTACTATCTTATATAATACTTTTAATTATATTAAGTCAAGATGTCATATCTACTATGATTTTATGTATGATACGTTTGAATTTAAGTCTTTAGAGACATATTGTTGCGTATTGGGATTCTCATCTAAAAGAAGTAATAAACCTAAATATTATATTGATAGGTATGGTAAAACTCATACGTATGATAACTTAAATATTTATGGGTTAGATACAGATATAGATGTATTAGTTAGTCCAAAGTGTGATATTAGTTTAAATCTTGTTAACATACTAGGTAGTTCTGATGTATATGAAAAAGAACATGTATTCTCTATTGAAGAGAGAGATATTATTTTAAAAGAGAATTTATGGTTAGAAAAATATTTTATACTTGCTATTCGTCAAGACTTCATATGCTCTAAGTGTGGTGATTACTTTGTGTTTGATATTAGCAATTTCTTAATCGCTAATACAGTAGATTCTGTTTCACATATAGGAAGTATATATAAGATTGTTAAAGAGTATATTGTTGATGGGAATAGTATTTCATATAAGGCTAGGGGTTTTAAAGAGTCTTGTTTCTGTATACCTAGATTTATATGTGATAATGATTCTTTTTTATCATTTAGGTTATATGAGGGGAACTCAGAGTTTTTAGGAAGTCATATGAGTTTTGTATTAGATTGTGATTATGCTTATCTTTCAGTTTTATTATCTGATGTATATTTAACTTTTATGAGGAAGTTCTGTAGCACTTCATTTGGTAACATTAATTACAACAAAGATTTTCATAGATGTTTCTATATTCCTAAATTAGATGATGGTAGTAAAGAGTTACTTAGGGATAGTTTTAAAAAGATTTCTAAGTTAATAGATAGTTATAATCAAAGAGGTATTACTGTGAATAGTTTACAGAGTGATACTCCTGAAGATTTAGTTGTTCTTCTTAAACATAATAATGATATTGTTAGAGGTATATATGGGTTTAGCATTGATTCCAATTTAGGATTAGATGTGTATAAAATGTATGTAAGTGTGGTTATTAGTTAATTATGAATTCAATTATAGATGCTATAAGAGAAGCTAAGGAAGTTAAAGACAGTTTCATTGGTAGTGGTAAGATTGGTAAGTTGAAGTATTCTATTGTAGGTGATAGAGAGGGTTATACAATTACATATAAAGGTTCTTATAATTCTGTTCTTTCCTTTGTTTTCGGTGTTGATGATACTGAAGTTTACTTTGGTTTTGAATCATATCTTGGGGAGACTCTTGCTACTGCTAAGATAGGTAATGCTAAGTCGTCAAGTGGCATTAAGCAAGATAGGGTAATTCGTGTTGATAGTATTAAAGATTCTGATGATTTAGCTAGGGAATTACTTGTTAATATTAAAGAAGATGACTACCTAAGTATAAAACAAGTTTTATACGTAATGGAAGCTGATATGGGTATATATAGGTTGTAATATTATGATATTAAGAGATACTACGTATGGTATCTCTTTTTATTATGTTATAATGAGTTATATATATAAATGTATGATTTTGATAGACTATTTATGCGTTTATGGTGGTAATATATGGTAATTTTGACTAAGAAAACAAAATATGACTCTATCTTAGAAGGTGTAAAATCTACAATCAATGAGACAGTAATGGGTGATTTACGTAAGATTGGTAATAGTAAGACATTTACTCCTTTAAAGAGAGTATTAGGTGGTAAATTCTATAATGTAGAAACAGGGTTTAGGGTTCATAAGATTAAAGACAGTACATATACTTTGGATGTAGAGTATTATGTTGGAAATCATGATTTAGATGCTAGGCTTAATCTTATTGTAAGGTGTGATGGTACTTATACATCTGAAGATAAGACAAATGGTACGACAACTATTACTGCTAAACAGATTATAGTACAAGAATTAGATGCACCTGTAACTACTTTAAATACATTTAAACCTTTTAAAGTTAAATGTAATATAACTGCAGTCAAAGATTTACAATTCATTTCTACTGATTTTAAGTCCGTGGCAGAAAAAGTTATTACTACTTTATTTGATGAGTTATTAAAAAATAAAGAATTAGATAATAAACTTGCTAAGAGTACAGGCAATGCTAAAGGTTTTAGTTCTGTAAAGGAATTTATGTTGGTATCATCTAGGTAGGAAATATATGGCTGATGAGTATGGTAAAGATTGGCGATATCAGTTAGAGAGACAGCATAGTGTAAATAACCCTATCATTGTAAATGAAGATATTGAGTTACAGAGAAGAATGTTTTGGGAATCTGCGTTACATACAGGGATTACAGTAGATTTTTATAATTGTGTGTATGAAAAGCAAGATTTCAATCAAGACTTAAACCTTATGTGGGATGATGCTATACGATTGCCTGTTATCTTTGACGATGCACCTAAAGTTAAGGTTCTTAAAAATTTAGGTTGGTATACGGAAGATGATGAACGTCCTGAGTTGGTATATTTACCAATGTATAAGGATTGGATGACTAAAGAACTTTTAGATGTTAAAGAAAATTCAATTATACGTTTATATTATTTTGGTGGTATAACTACAGCTGACTTTAGGGTTACTGATAAAAAACTAGATAGTGTATATGGTGTATATTGGATTTGCAAATTAGCACCAGAGCGTATGAATGATTTCACTATGGTAGAGTTAAATGGTGAGCATTTCTTAAAACGTAGTGAGGTTAGACCTAGACATACTGAGTATATGAGTAAACAGTTAGAGGATGGTTATAGTTCTGATTATGAAAATACGTCTGATTATAGGACGTATGAGCATGATTCTTATGTTAATCAGATTGTAGATAATGATGACAATGATGGTTCTGCTGATAGTTTAAATTATTCAGATACAGAAAGTAATAATGTTGGCTATGAAGAGTCAGAGGATAATATGTCTACAACTTTTGAGTCTATAGATGGTAAAAAGTATATAGATAATTTTGACGTTATTGATGATTATAAAATACCAAAGAAAGATAAAAAGGATAAAAATACTCGTGGTGGTAGATTTAATATAAATTGAGGTTAGTAAATTAGTATGAGATATAGTAGTGATTTAATTGTAGAGTCTTTACGAAGTCAACTAAACGAGAGTACTATCAATGAAGCTAAGGTAGTTACATTTGATGGTAAGGTAAATCCTAACTTTGGTCATGCAGTTATTATGGCTGGCGGAGCAGGTAGTGGAAAGGGAACAGCATTAAAGAGTGTTATTATGTTACAAGGTAAAATCTTTGATGTTGATGAGTTAAAGAAGTTATATGTTAAAGGTGCTAAGAGTGGTGTCTTTGACGATGAACGTAATGGTGATTATAACTTTAAAAACCCAGATGATGTTTCTTTGTTACATCAAAAAGTAAAAGACTTAAAACTTAAAGATAAACGTGAGGAAGCTTTCTTTAAATCTATTATGGCTGATAAGTTACCAAATATTATTTTTGATATTACTGGTGATGAAGAGTCTAAGATTACAAATATTGCTAAAATGTGTAAAACTATTGGCTATAAAGTGTCATTAGTGTGGGTAGTTGCTAATAGGGAAGAGGCATTTATTAGGAATATGAAACGTGATAGAACAGTTCCTGATGAAGTATTCCATTCAACGCATAATAATGTTAAAGCATCTGTATTTGGTTTCTTAGAAGGTCAAGGTGCTAAGTTCTGTGATTATGCTTGGATTGTGTTCTCATCTGGCATTGATGCTAAGAAGTTATCACCAGAGGAAGAGAAAGCATTAGAGCAAAATAGGGTTATTGCATTAGAGAAAAAAGGTTCTACATTTGTTGTACCTGATAAAGTGTATCGTAAGGTTATGGTTGTAACAGGCAGAAATGAAATAGACCCTAAAGCACCTAAAAATTATTTAAGTCAAGGTGATTTCAGAAAAGACTTTGATAAGAAAGTAGATGCTGTTCGTGGTGGTTCTATGACAGTAAGGAAACAGCGTTTTTAATAGGAGTATCATATGAAGATACTACGTAGTGTTGTTGAGATGGAACATATAGATGGGATATATATCACCGTTTCACAGCATATGTTTAAGCTAGGTTCTAAACGTATACAAAAGGAGTTAGGAAGTCTTTATTACAAAGACTTCCTAATCTTTATGGCTGTAACACTAGCTAAAGAGTTTGAACGTGCTATTGATACACAGAGGTATAAAGGGACTAAGTGGGCGCCGCTATCTGTATCTTATTTAACATATAAAAAGCGTATGGGTTTCTCTTTGAATACGTGGGAAGCCACAGGGTATCTTAAAAATAATATTACAATATTTAAGAAGTTTAATAACTTTATAGCGGTTGGATTTCAACAGAAACAAGTATATCCTAATAGTGGTGTACAAGTTAATATTATTGCTAGATATGTTGAGTATGGTACGAATAGGAATACTGTAAATGGTAAAAAGACAATGCCACCACGTCCTCTATTTAGACCTATAGCAAGTTACATTTCAAAACATATATCTAGATATTATAAAATGTATCTGAAAGAGTTAGATAAGATTAAAAATAGTAGAGTTCCATATTTGTATCTTAGAAATAAGTCTGTTATTAAATCTTCTAAAGGTAGGCATAGAAGGTAGTAGGTGTAGTGTATGCATAGTCCTTTATATCAATATGATTTAGCTATGTACGATAGGGTACATAGTCTATATGATGAGGTATTTTTTGCTGATGTAGATGAGCAATTCATTACTAATGCAAGAGAGCATCAAGGTAAAGTAGTTATGCCATTTATTGGTATAAGTCGATTACCTGATTTCTCTATTAATTATGAATTCTATAATGATAGTCAAGTTAGAAGAGGTTGGACTAATCAGAAAGCTAGAAATGAAGATGGTGTAGAGTTTAGAGATAAACGTGTTATGGTACATTCATTACCAGTAATGTTGCAGTATCAAATAGATGTGTACGCTACTAAACGTGATGTGTGTGATGGTATCATTTCTGAGTTATTGATGGAGTTTTCTGAAAGACCATATCTTAGGGTTCAGTTTATGGACATTGGTGACCATGTACAAGAATTTCAATTAGCACTAGAAGATGGTGTTAGTGATAATACTGATGTGAGTGGTTTTGCTGAGACAAATCGATTTTATAGAAAGTCTATAACAATTAATATTGACCATGCTTATATCTATCGTGTAGATAAAGCATTAGAGGTTGATAAAATTATCATAGATATTCATGATTTACCGCTAGATGATAGTGATTTAAATAAAATTAAACCTAAGAGTGGTAATAATTCTGATGGGTTTGATTTCAATACAGATGGCATTAGTCCTGGTGTTAGAACTAGAGATGAGTTAAATCTAGCTAGTGACGAGACATCAGATGGGTATCATAAAATTAAATAGATATAGTAAGAACGTATTCAAGTATTTGGATACGTTCTTTTATATATAGGTTTTGAAAACATTAAAAACAATAAATATCTGTGTATACTAAAGAAAAGAATTATATGTACAAAAGATGGGTAAAGTGAATAACTTATAATATATTATAAATTATCCGTTTTGAGGGGGATATAATGGCTACACTAACAATGTTAAGTCCTGGTGTATACATGAACGAGGTTGACAAAAGTCAATATACTACAGACTCCTCTACTTGTATTATTGGTATGGTAGGTGGTGCTAGGTTCGGTCCAGTTGGTGTTCCTACACTTATCTCTTCACAACAAGAGTTGATTAAAACTTTTGGTGAGCCTGTTGAAGGTGAGTATGGTTTGTATAGTGCATTAATGGCACTAACACATGCAAGTCAAGTTATCTATACACGTGTTGTACGTGGTGGTACTAAAGCTACATCAGGTAAAATCGGTACTGATAAAGTTCTTTATCGTTCTGCTGTAATTGGCGAGGCTAGTAATGGTCTTAAAATCATTCAGTCTGCTTTGACTGGTGGTAAATTCAGTGTGACTATTAAAGATGCACAGGATGTAGAGAAAGAAAAGTTTGAAGATTTAACTTTGACTTCCTCAGAAGAAAACTTTGTAGAAGCTGTAATTAATGCTAAATCAAAATTGATTCGTGTTGAATTACAATCTACAGGTGATGTAACTGCAAAAGAATTTGTATTGGGTGACGCTGTAAAAGGCGGAAACACTGGTTCTAATGCACATGCAGGTAAGAAGGGTACAAATAAAGTACTCTTAGAATCAAAGTATTTTGATTCTAAATTAAATGGGTGTTCTGCTATTTTCAGTGCTATTGATGAGTTTACTCAAACATTTAATGTAAGCATTGTTGATGAAAATGGTAATGTTGTTGAGCAGTTCAGTACATTATCTTTAGACCCTAAATCTCCACGTTTTGTTGAGACTATTATTAATAATGGTTCTATTCGTGTTAATGCTAAAGTAGATACAGATACATCTGTTAACTATGCTGAGGATACATTAATCTTTAGTGGTGGTGATGATGGTATCTTAGGCATTACTGCTAGTGATATTATTGGTGATGTTTCTGGTGGTGGTTTACAAAGTTTCTCTAACCCAGAAACAGTTACTATCGATGTATTAACTGCTAGTGGCTGGAGTGACGCTAGTGTTATTAAGGCTGGTTTACACATTGTTGAGAATCGTGCCGATTCTATCTTTATCGTAGACCCACCATTCGGTATGGGTGTACAGGAGATGGTTAATTGGTCAAATGGTAAGGGTTCATACACTAATCAAAATGGTCTTGATACATCTTATGGTGCATTGTATTGGCCGTGGTTACAAATTAGCGATAGTTTCACTAATAAAAACATTTGGCTACCACCTAGTGGTTTCGTAGCTGGTCAGTATGCATATAATGACAAGGTAGGTTTCCCTTGGTTAGCACCTGCTGGTTTGAATCGTGGTAGGATTACTAAAGCTATTAATACAGAGTACTCACCTACACAGGGTGAACGTGATGCTTTGTATGGTCATAGGAATGTAGTAAACTGTATTACAAACTTTATCGGTCAAGGTATTGTTATCTGGGGTAACAAAACACTTCAACGTCAACCAACTGCATTGGATAGGGTTAATGTTCGTAGGCTAATGAGTTTCTTAGAGCGTAGCATTGCTATGAAATCTAGGTACTTTGTATTCGAGCAAAACTATGATGCTACTTGGGAGCGTTGGAAAACTCTTATCGAACCTGTATTGATTAATGCTAAAAATAATGGTGGTCTATATGATTATAAAATTGTGTTAGAAGCTACTGCACAAGATTATGAAAACAATCGTATGCCTATCAGTATTTACGTTAAACCAATTAAAGCCGCTGAGTTCATTAGTTTGACTTTCAACATAATGAATTATAGTGCTAGTTTCAACTAATAAGGGGGATATGATATGAGTCAGTTAAATGCCGCCTTTATGTCTATGGACTCAACGTATGAGGTTCAACGTACCAATAACTTTAGGTTTATTGTAGATTTAAGTGAGTTCTCTAATAATACATCATCTTCAAGTGGTGATATTATTGAGTTGGCTTGTGATAGCACAGGTCTACCTACTGTATCTAATGACCCTATTGAATTGGATTATGGCAACTCACAAATTAAGGTAGCTGGTAAAGCAACTACTGATGATATTACAGTTGCTGTAAAAGACTTTATCGAACCTGACGTAGAGAATATTCTATGGCAATGGAGGATGAAAGTTTATAATCCTAAGACTGGTAAAGTTGGTTGGGCGAATAACTATAAACGTACTTGCATGATTGTTCAATATGGTCCGAATGGTGAAGTATTGAGGAAATGGCAATGTGACGGTTGTTGGCCGACTAGTCTAGACTTAGGTGAGTTAGACTACTCTAGTGGTGATAAAAAACAAATTAGTATGAACTTATCTGTAGATACTGCGTATCTTGTACGTGATGGTCAAAATACTCATATTTATGGCACAGACTAATTTAGTTAGTTTTATAGGACGTAACTTTGTTACGTCCTATTTTTGTGTTATAATATAGATGTGTGATAATAATTTTTCTTAGTATTATTTATTTGGGGGTTTGTAAGTTGGAAAATAAATTAGAGGACTATCAATTAAGGTTTATTGATGAGTATCGTCAGTTAAAGGAGAGATGTATTAAATTACGTAAGCTTTTAACTAAGTATGACGCAGGTGTGTTAGATTTCACTCCTAAGTGTAATGCAGATATTTTAGGGCAACAGTTAGAGTATATGGATAATTATCTTTATATTTTAGAAGTTCGAGCAGAGATAGAAGGTGTTGACTTATCTAAGTATCTGTAGTAAGATATATGTGTTAGATGATTACTCAGTCATGGTTTTTAGTAGAGCGACACTCTTATAAGAGTGTCGCTCTACTATTTTATATACAATTTGGGGATGGTTTTTCTGTTTTGGGGGTTTACTTATTGTCTTTCATGTGGTATATTGTATGTAGTAGATGAGAGTGGTTACTCATCTACATGTGAATGATTGCGTTACATTCACATGTACCTCCCTGTACTAGTACGTTTGTTTCTTTCCTTTCGTAGCGTACTAGTTATATATTTACATATTGTCTTTCTTATTGGAAAAGTTTCATGGTAGTTTTTCATGGTAAGTATGCAATTTCATTGTGTTGCATATATTTTTCTCCGCTAGAGTGTTATACTGATTACTTCGGCTCTTATCAGTATAACACTCTTTTTCTTTTTATATGTCAGTTTAATAAAAATTTAATTGTTTATATTAAGTTGTAGTGTTTTTGATGATAGAGTTTTATATATAAGTTTCATGTGGTTGAGGTATTATTCTTGTTGTTTATATCTTAACTTCATCTTATATACATAATCAGAGGGGTTTAGAGTAGATAGAATAGCATCACAATCTACTTTTACATTAGATGGTTATATGTAAATTTCACAGTACTTTTCGATAGAAATACTAAAGATAGTTGCAGATAATCATGTTTTCATGTAGTAGAGGTGGTGTTTTATGAATTTAATTGAGATGTTATCTGTGTTGGGTATGAACATAAGTATAGGTGATGTTTCAATAGCAACATTACTTTTACTGACAATCATACAAATATCTCCTATTGAGTTCAATCCTTTATCTATTATATTATCTATTATAGGTGGAGAGTTGAATAAAGAAGTAATTGATAGGGTTGAGAAATTGGAAAAGTTAGGTGAGTCTAATAGTAGAGGAATAGACAAACTATCTTATGAGGTTTCTGAAACTAGGGCAATTAACGCAAGGTCTAGATTATTGGAATTTAATGATGATTTACTACATAATGTAGCTAAATCTAAGGAAAGTTTTGACCATATAATGACAGACATTACGTATTATGAGCATTTCTGTAGAAAGCATGCAGATTTTCATAATCATGTTTCAGATATGGCTATTAAAAATATAGAGGACATATATCGTAAGCGATTGTCAAGGAATGATTTCTTAAAATAGATTAATGGTTATATTGAATATAGTAGAGATAGTAATACTTTTTACTATCTCTATTTTTGTGTTAATTGTTAAATATTTAGATAGTATATATAAGGTTAGGTAGTTTCATTACAATTTAGATAGTTTTTTTTATTATACAAAAGACGAGGTTTTAAAGTGGAAGATAATAAATTTAATTTATGTGCAGATGTTTTTGGTGATACTACATCTGACGTTACATCTACAGTTGTAGAAAAAGATATTACTTCATATTCTGTTGAAAGTATTCCTACAAAAGAAGAGGTTAAAGTGGAAGATACAAAGAAAGAAGATTTGATTGCTAAGGAATTAGATAGGGAAAATACAGAGGCTGGCTCTAAGAAAACTAAGTTAGCTTATGAATCTACTGTATTGTTGCCATCTAAGGGCATTTTATATAAAGAGGATAATATCCCTGCTAATATTACATTACGTGGTATGACTACAAAAGATGAGAAAATCATGTATGCTAGTCAGGGTGCTGATGTATTTAAAAAGATTTTAAGGAACTGCATTGTTTCTCCTGAGAACATTGATATTAATCGTTTGATTAGTGCAGATGAGATGTTCCTAATCTTGCAATTACGTATGGTTACATTTGGTGATAAATATAAAGTTCGTTCTACATGTCCTCATTGTGGTAGTGTTGATGAGCATGAAATTAGTTTATCTGATTTCGATATTATGTATCTAGATGATAATTTCACTGAACCTATCAATGTAGAATTGCCTGTAAGTGGCGATACATTGTCTTTACGTTTGTTGAGGAATTCTGATACTGAATATGTAGAGAAGTACGCTCGTAGGTTCGCTAAGCAGTTTAATCAAAACTATAAAGAGGTAATGTATATTTGTAGGATGGCAAAATATATTACAGCTATTAATGGTAAGCCTGTTGATTTCGTAGACGCACGTAGTTATGTAGAGAATATGGTATCTATGGATAGTGCTAAAATGCAAACAGTTATTAATAGCATTATTGTTGGTGTAGATACAATCGTAGACCATGAGTGTACATCTTGTGGTGAATTATATGATTTCGCTATGCCAATTACTAGTGAGTTCTTTCGTCCCACAATTAAGTGAGTTTAATTCAGACGAATATAACAATAAAGCTAGAGAGATACGATTTACTGCTTTTCGTTCTTTGATGAGAGAAGAGTTTCAACTAGCGTACTTTGGTAAGATATCATATGAATCTGTTGAGAATATGAGTTCTTTAGAGAGAAGGACAATGTATCAAATACTAGTTGAACAGAAAAAAGAAGAGAAAAAAGCACAAGATGAGGCTATCAAATCCGCCAAAGAGAAAAAAGCTTCTAGGGGTAGGAGAAGGTAGTCTCTTCTCTTTATATTTTAGTAAAAGGTTGTATATATGGGTGAGTTACAGGATAGAAAACAACTGAATAAGCGTATACAACAGATAGAAGAGAAAGAAGCTAAACGTGTTGAGAAGAACATAGCAAAAAGAGAAAAGCGTTTTGCTAAGATGTTAGATTCTCAGATGACTATGTTAGAGTCATTCTATAGTACTTCAAGTAAAACAGCCAAAGGTATGCTTAAAGATAGCATGGATGGTCAACAGGCTATCTTAGAGGATAGTTTGGCAGACATGAAGCGTGAGTTTAATCTTTATGCTAAGTATATGGATAATACAACACGTAAGTATTATAAGGGTATGATTTCAGTTGCAGATGAAAGTCTGACAACTATGAAAGAGACTGTTGCTAAGCGTTTTGGTGAGATATCAGATGAATTTGATGAAGAGATGGTTGGTATGACAGCATCTTTCACAGATAGGATTAAGCGTTTTTCTAAGGGTATTAGGGACGCCGCTGTGGCATTGGAATTAACTGATATGGCTGATAGTGTTAAAAGCAGTTTAACTGATATTACTGATTCATTTATTGATAATTTCCGTGAGAGAAGTGCTAAGTTAAATGGTAATATCACTAAAGGTGATTATCAAAAGATGATTGGTAGTGTAGTAGATTCTTCATATTCTATGGGTAGGAATGAGGCATCTGAGTTAGTTAATGGTGTCATGGATGAGTTGGGAATGAAAACTGCTAAACAGTTAGACCCTTATCTTAAAGAAGTTGCTAGTTTACATACTGCAATAGACGCCAACATTAGTGATTTATCAAGCATTATTAAAATGGATATTAATAGTGGTGGTAAGGGTGAGATACTCAAAGAGATGTCAAACATAGCTACAGGGTTAGGTTCTGATAAGGATTTAACTGTAGATAGTAATGCTATGTTATCCTCAATGAATGAGCATATTGAGGACTTATATGGTCTTTCTAAGAAAGATTCTGTTAAGTTTAAGGGTATGACTAAATCTCTTGCAATAATGGAAGGTATTCAACAACAGCAATATAACAAGGGTGTTGAAGAAGCCGGTGGTAAGATTGTAGAGTGGTCTAAGATGTCTGTACCTGAACTTCTTAAAGATGATGACTTTATGAACTTTATGGCTAGGTCAGGGATGAGTGCTGAGGAGTTTAGGGGTGCTATTGATAGTGGTCAGTCAGATGTTGTAATGAAACAGATGCAAGATTTGTTTATAGCCAATAAAGACGACCAGTACGCTTTAAATCAGTTAAGGGAGTCTATGGGTTTCAGTTCTGATGCTGTAGCACAGATGTTCGCTGATGCTGATTCATTAACAGGTGACTTGAAAAAGGTTACAGATAATATCAATAAGAATTCAGATAAAAGTGGTTCTAATGCTGAGAGTATGGCTGGGTATGCTAGTGGGCCGATAGAAAAATTGAGTAATTGGTTATCTGATTCTTTCCCTGTTAGAATGGTTTCTGATTTCTTTGGTGAGTTAGATATTAAAGCCGCCAATATGGCAAACTACGCCATCATCGCCTACACTATTTCTGATAGGTGGGGTGATGTTAAGGATATGCTTAAAATGGTAGCTACTCCGTTTAAGAGTTTCGGTAAGTTCTTGTCTGGTGGTGGTTTCAAGACATTATTCAGTTCTAAGGGTGCTTTAAGTCAGGGGATTGAAAATGGTTTGAGGACATTATTTACAGGTAAGGGTTCTTTTATATCAACAATAGTTGATAAGTTCAAGAGTGTGTTCTCATGGGTTGGTAAGGTATTTTATGCTAATGCTCCTGATAAGATGATAAAAGCATTTTCTAAAGTAGGTTCTAAGTTGGGTGGAGTATTCTCTAGTTTCTTTGGAAAGATATTTGATAAGATTGGTAGCACAGGGATTGGAAAGTTAGCATCTAAGTTATTCAGTGGTGGTATTTTCAAGGTGCTAGGTAAAGTCATACCTATTGTTGGTGGTTTCTTTGATGTGATACTAGATTTCTTTAGTGGTCTAGGGAAAGCAGATGAGTGGTTTGGTAAAGAACATAACTTATTACAAACTATCATGAGTGGTCTTATTGGTGCTATATTCGGTACTGGTAGTGGTATAAAGTGTGAAAACTTTATGGACGATTTATTTACTGTAATGGGTGGTGCATTAAAAGGTGGTGCCGCTGGTTTTGTAGTTGGTGGGCCGTTAGGTGCCTTAGTTGGTGCTATTTTAGGTGCTATAGCTAATGCTATTGGTGGCGATAGGATAGCTAGTGTATTTAACTCTTTAACAGAATATATTTCTACTATACCTGATAAGATTATTGGTGTATTCACATCGGCATTTGACGCCGTACATGATTTGATTGCAGATTCATGGGTAGGCAGTTTGTTAGGTATGACTAAAAATAATCCTGATGCAAGTACAGGTGATAACACTAACACATTGATGAAGGCTATGGCTTTAGCCACTCCTTTTGGAATGGTTTCTAGTCTTATAGGTTCTTTTGGTTCTCATGCTGATGGTTTATCGGAAGTTCCATATGATAATTACCCTGCTTTCTTGCACAAAGGTGAAGCAGTCTTGACTTCTCAACAGGCTGGTGCTGTTAGGTCTGATGGTGGTATACCTATTACAGGTGGTAACAGTTTAATCGAAGCTTTAGGTATTGATGGTGAGGTTGGACAAGGTAGGTCTGTTCTAGAAAGAGTATTTAGAGGTGTGTTCGGTATTACAGGTCAAGATACTTATGGTGAGGGTGGCTTATTTGGTAATATATTTAAGCATCTGCTCAACTTAGGTAGTGGTGGAATCTTAGGTAACTTGATGGGCGATAGTGGTTCTATCTTTGATAAGCTAAAAGAATTCTTAAAAGGTGGGGGTTCTTCATCTAGTGGTGGTTCTTCTGGTGGAAAGCCAGCTAACATGTCTACAGGCAATGGTGATGGCAAAAAGATTTGGGATTTCTTAGCTAAGGCTGGTTATTCTGCTGAGGGTATTGCTGGTATTCTAGGTAACTTGCATGAAGAGAGTGGCTTTAGAAGTGGTGCTATTGAAAATGATGGTGGTACTACTAATGAAGACTTAGTAAAACAGATTACAGCTAGTAAGGATGCTTTTCTTGCCGATTCACGTGGTTTTGGTTTAGCACAGTGGACTGATAGTGGACGTAAGAGTGCTTTATGGGATTATGCACAGTCTAAGGGTACTAGTGTTGCTGACTTCCAGACTCAGTTAGAATTCTTGTTAAAAGAGTTACAAGAAAGTTATTCTGATACATCAAATGCATTAAAGGGAAATATTACTGTTGACCAAGCATCTGATATATTTGGTACAAACTATGAGGGTTTTGGTGCTAATTCTGCGGCTAGTCGATTAGAAAAATCTAAAAAATTCTATGAAGAAAACACTAAAGGGACACCTCAGTATGCACAAGGTACACCGTGGGTGCCAGATACACAAGTAGCGTTAATTCATGAGGGTGAGATGGTAGTACCAGCTGATAAGAATCCTTTAAGTTCAGATAGCACTTCTAATGCTGTTGGATTACCTACAGATAATGGTGGTTCTGATGATATTGTTGATGCTATTAAATGGCAAGTATCTAGGTTAGAAAGCAAGTTAGATGCATTAATTAATGTAGTAGCTAGTAGTAATTCTAATTCTAATTATAGAGGTAATGGTTTTGGTTCTGATTCCTCAGTTAATAATTTATTGAAAGTATAGGTGGTGATTGTAGTATATGGCTAATGATTTCAGTTCTGATAATTATTCAATGTCAGTAGGTAAGAGTGGTGTTACCACTATGCAGTGGAATCCTACTACAATTATTCCTTGCTATATTGTTAATTTAGTTACAGGCACTAAGATTAATTTTGCTACATTACCTACTGATGTGTCTGAGGATTATGGTGCTAGTTTTGGTCAACAACAGCCTATGGGTAGGTCATCTCCTTATTTTAACTATGAGGGTAGTGAAGCAAGAACTGTTTCTTATAGCGTTACACTTCATAAGGATATTGTACCTGATATGGAGAATGTTGTATTAGAGTGTAAGAAATTAGTATATCCAAAGTATACAGGTAGTTTAGTTACACCGCCTTATTGTTATGTTAGATTTGGTGCTATGATTAATATCACAGCTATCGTTAACTCAGTGAGTATTGAATGGGGTGGTGCCGCTGGTACTATTCTAGGTGATACACTTGATAGTGAATCGTTGGGTGGTAATAGTTCTCCTACATATTCTGATGTTCAAATAAGTTTTAGTTTTACAGAGATTAGGGCAAGGTCATTAATGCAAGCTGATAATGTATTTGATGAGGGGCCTGTTAGGTAGGTGTGCTAATGAATAAGCCGTCATTGATAAAAACTGAGATAACACAATCTTTTACAAGTAGACAAGATAAGATATCTAGGTATTCTAACCTGAAGAGGTTAGTAAATCTGGATGGAAATACATACATTGAGACTCCTAATAAGATAGAAATTAAGGAGAGTAATAGGGACATATATTATTCAGTAGAAAAGGGTTACGAGAATAGGTTAGATTTGATATCTAATAAATTCTATGGTACACCTTTAATGTATTGGGCAATCGCAGTTATGAATCGGATTGATAACCCATTAGACATACCAGCTGGTGTTGTTCTTAGAATACCAGCTATTGAATCAATATATGACACAGGTGCTATTCAGATATGAGTGAGTTTAAAGAGAGTCAAATAACAAGGGATTTGAGTGGTCATCAACCTCTTTATGCTTTCATTGACTTGACTATAGATGGGCATAATATTTCATACTTTGGTAATAAAGACTATAATGAATCTGTAATGAGTTTAAATGTAGAACGTAAAGGTAAGTCTAATCAAGACTTATCTGGTTCTACTTTTGATATTGAGTTGTATGATGATACAGCTTTACGTATCGAGGAGTTGTTAGCTAATGCTATTCCTGTAGGTAAGAATTGGAAAACAGCTAAACAACTAAAAGATACAGGTAATGATGTTACTAAAGGTAATATAGCGTGGAAACAGTCTGAGGAAAAGAAAAAAGACGAAGAGGCTGATAAGTCAAATACATATACAAAAGAAGATGAGAAAAAAGATAAAGACCATAAAGAGGGTACTAAGAAGAATGTAAAGGCTAAGCAAGAGGGAAATGTTAGATGTAGATATGGTTGGTGTAACAGAAATGGTCAAGTAATTGAGGATATATCTTTAATTGGTAAGGCTTTGAAGTATACGCTAAACTTTGAAGGGCCAGCATTAACTTTAACATTGAACTGTGTGGCTGAAGCTGATGTTACTTCTACACAAAAGTTAAATATGACATTTGATGTTGCTACTTATGGTGGTAAGCCATCTGAAATTGTACGTGCTATGTGTCAAAAAGCCGGCATTGAGATTGGACGTATTGTAGAAACAAAACCTATTTTGGGTGAGGATGGTAAGCCTAAAGAGTTTAAGACTGAAACTAAGAATATGAGGGAGTTTATCTCAGATGAGTTGTTAGAGAAGTCTGAGCCTTTAGATTCAGATAAGCCTGGATATAGGTATTTTACACAAGTTGTTGATGGTGTAGAGAAAGCATACTTTGTTCCTAATGAGATGTATGGTGATATGACTGTTGTTACATACAAGAAAATGGAAGAAAATACAACTTCAACGTCTACAACTACGGCTAATGCACAGGGAAATACGAGTGGTGATGCATATTTAAAAGTCATGGGTGTATCAACACCTGTACTTGGTGCTAATAATCATGATGATATTAGTGTTACAGGTAGTGGTAAAGTTGTCTTTGTTGGTGATGTTAGAGTTAAGGATTTAAGTGATTCAGTACCTAATAATAAAGATATAGTCTATGTGTATGATGATAAAGCTAACTATAGGTGGTTAAAAGACAACATGGATAAGATTAAATCATTAACTACGTTGGGTAGTAGGGTTTATATGATGTTAGGTCTTAATGATTTAGATAACATTATTAACTATGTAGAGTACTACAATCAGTTAGCAAAAGAATTTGAGAGTATAGGTGTTCAGTTCTTTGTAGTATCTATATTACCAGTATTCATGGCTAAGTCAACTATTAAGAATAGTAAGGTTTCTGCTTTTAATCGTGCTGTAAAGCAAAATAAGTGTAGGGAGTTACATTACGTTGATATCTACAATCCAATTCTACTAGCACTCAAAAGTAATAATACTAAGTCTGATGGCATTTCTTATAACAAACGATTAATGCAAGATGTGTATAGTAGGATTGTTTATTATAAAGATAAACAAGTTGAGACAGTTTCTAGTAGAGATATTGCTAATAAAGGTAAGATTATTAATGGGATAGAATTTACTACTCATAGTGTTCCTGATATGTTAAGTCATTCTGCTTATCAAGGGAGTGTTTCAGAAGACGAGATTTTTGGTGATGACGCTTTCTTAGAAGATACAATTACAAAGTACCTAGCAGTTGCAATTTCAGAGGCTGATAATAGTGATATTGCTGAATTAGTTTCTGGGTTAAAACAGTATGAGACATATCTTTTATCTGTAAGAGATAACACAGTACATCATGATGTTTTAGGGTTAGATTTAAATAAAACTGTTTCTACTGCATTAGCTTTAAAAGAAAAACCTGATATAAACAATATAACAAAGGCTTTTCTTAGAGTTATTGGTAAGGATAAGATTTCTTCTGATGTAACAAAGTATGTAGATTTGGTTAATAATTTCACTGGTAGTGTTAAAGGTGATAAAAAATCAATAGATACATATGTTGGTGCTGTTAGTAGTTTATTTGGTAATAATAAAGATGTTGCTAAGATATCTTCTACTGTAACGAATGCTATTAAATTAATATCAGAAAATAGAGATAAGGTATTAAATAACAAGAATACTAATAAAGTGGAGTTGTATAGTGGTATTGCTGATAGTATTGTAGGTAAATTATTCCCGAATCAGAGTGCTAATATAGGTAAAATTAAAGATAAAATAACGTCTGTTATGTCTTTAGATAGGGATAAGATTAAGAGTGGTGACTATACAGAGATAGAATCTTTATTATCTAAAGAGTTAGGGATAGATAATACTAAATTAGATAAGTATGTTTCTACTGCTAAGGCTTTAGTTGAGATTTATAAGAATAAAGAGTATTTTGATATTAAAGATACTAAATTTATGGCTAAAGACTTATTAACAAGTGTTGTTGGTAAGGAAAAAGTAGAAAAGGTACAGAAGTATGTAGATACTGCACAAAGCATCTATAGTGCTTTAAATGGTAATAAAGATGTTACTAGCATAAGTGGTGCTATTCGTAACTTATCCGATGTGCTTGGTAAGAAGTCTAAAATATCTAAATATATTGATAGTGCTAGTTCTATGTTAGATATTGTCAATAAAGGTCAGATAGGAACTAAGATTTTTGATACTAATAATGGTATAGGTGGTATCATTAAAGAACGATTACCTCAACTAACTAAAGAGGGTTCTTTGGGTGGTATTATTGCATCAACTACAGGTATATCTAACACTTCTACTAGTGAGGTTTTGAAAGCTAATTTACCTAAAGATGTTGCTAGTGGTGTTACAGGGTTAAATGGTGCTTTAAATAATGCTACAAATGGTGTTAAGGTCGATATTGGTAAAGATGGTATTACCGATGAGGAAATGAAAAAAGGTGTACGCTCTATTACTTTTGGTGGTAAAAAGCAAAAGATGGAGATTTGTGGTGAGTTTGAGATTTACACAGGTAGGAGAGATAGTCAGGTTATTAGTTTCTCTCCTGAGTTTGAGTCTGATAAGATTGCTACAGATAAAGTACCTACAAACGCTTTGAGTATTGATTCTGTTAGAAATGAGATGCTAGAGTGTACTATTGAGGGTATTGGTGGTAGTTTAGCCAGTGATGCTTATAAAGATAGGGCAGATAGTTCTACTGGTGTTGGTGTTGTCTTAGGTATGAGTGGTTCTTCATTTAAAAATTTAGAATCATCTGCCGCTAGTATGTGGTCTAGATACTTTAGTTCTGTATATGGTGCTAGTTTAGAAATAATGGGCAACACTAAAGTTAAGTTTAATGGTCATATAAAAATTGCTGTATATACTAAATTTGGGTTTTTACATCATACAAGTGGCATCTATCATATTCAAGGTATTACAGATACTATTTCAGATGGTATGTTTACTACGAGTTTAGATTTACAGAAAAATAGTGACCAAGCTAAGAAGAAATTGAAAGGTGAAGGTGCTAAGAAATTGGACGAAAATAAGATTAGTGATACAGATGGTAAGTATTGGGTTAAACAGGGTTCTTGGGTTACATTAGAGGGGTGTATAGCTGGTGTGCCAAACGCTTTAGAAGATTTAGGTAAGTGGTTCTTTGATAGGACTGGTAAGAAGCTAGTATGTACAGCTGGTACTAATGGTGACCACGCAGCTGGTGAGCATAGTCATGCTACTGGGTGGAAAATGGACGTTAACGACTGGGGTGGCCCAGAAGGTTTGACAGGCGGTTGGATTGTTACTCCTGACGAAAGTTCTTGGGGTTCTTTGTGTGTTGAATTTATTGAATATGGTAGGTCTTTGGGGTTAGGCATGAACTATGAGTATAACCATATTGATATCTGTATGGACGGAAAAGAGTGGAATGAGGACAATCCTGGTGGTGCTAAAGATAATGGTGGTTATAGAGGTTAATACTTCATGGCTATAAATAGTAATGACTTTTATGGGAGTCTACAAGCACCTACAGAGTTGGGTGGCATATTCCGTGCTAGGGTAGAAAATAATGTAGACCCTTTGGGTATTGGTAGGGTACAGGTACGTGTACCTATGATACATCGAACTGTTGCTAGTGGTGGTACTGCTACAGAATCACTTCCATGGGCATCTTATTGCTCCTCTATTGGTGGTGGTTACAATTATGGTTCATTTATTGTACCTGAGATAGGTGAGTATGTATGGGTGATGTTTGAAGATATGGATTCAAATAAACCTGTATATTTGGGTTCTGTATTTGGAACTGATTCTACACTAGAAAAGAGATATGGTAGTGAGAAGACTACTGGTATTTGGAATGGTGTAGTTGGTGCTAATGAAGTTCCTTTAGAGTCTCAACGTGAATCACCTACACATAAGATGATTTATAAATCCCGCCACGGCTCTATGTTATATTTTGATACAGATGAAAAGACAAACTCAGTAGGTATCGAAGATGCTAATGACCAGAAGTTTAAGATTTCTTCTGCTGAGGGTAAAGAATTTATTCTCATGGAGGGCGAAAATAATGTATTAGTTAAGATACATGATGGTAAGATTGATATAGGCTATGAGGGTGGTAGAGGTATTCAAGTTATACCTGATAGTGGTGATATTGTGTTAAAAGCAAGTGGAGCCACTATTACTTTGTCTGATTCTATTACTATGAAAGCTGATAGTGTTAATGTTAAGTCTAGTTCATTTAAGGTTAATTCTAACAGTATTCGGATGCAAGCAGGTAGTATCAAGATTATAGAGTAGGTATTTACATACATATATTTTTATGTTATAATTTGTTTGTAGTTAAGTTTTTCTTTTCATTTTTCTTAACTATGGGGAGTTCTCCGAAAGAACTTCCCGCTCCTTTCGATTATATAACATAATACAATCCTTAAAATAGCGTACACGTTTTTATATATGTGTACGCTATTTTTTGTGTTAATTTCACTATATGAATTAATTATATATTAATGGGAGGGGTATAGGTGATAATATGGCTTTTTATTATAACGAGGAATTTAAAGATACAATAGCTGGTAGTGGATTATCCCTATCAAAAACATTTAAACAGAATTTACGAGATGGTAAAGGTATAACAAATGTAATTAGTGGTGAAGATAAGATTAATGAAAGTATCTATACTATACTATCTACAAGGGTTGGAGAGAGGTTCTTTCTACCTGAATTTGGTAGTCGATTACATTTAGTTGTATTTGAGCAAAATAGATTTGTAGCACATGACCTAGTTTCTATTTATGTTAAGGAAGCTTTAGGGAATTGGGAAAAGAGGATTGTTGTAGAAGACGTTAGTATTGGTAATAATTGGGAAGATTCAAATATTGTTCCAGTACATATAACATATAGGTTAGCTAATAGTAATATCATAGGTTCATATGTATATCCATTCAATAGGACGATTGATGGTGTAGATATGTATGAATTTGGTGGTGCTGTTAGTACTACATCATACTAGAAAGGGGGTTAGTTTTTGGCTAATAGTAATAACACATTGTCTTATACAAATAGGGATATTGTTAGTATTCGTAAAGAATTGATTAACGCTATACCTAAGTTGACAGATAAGTGGACAGATTTTAATGAATCTGACTTAGGTATTACACTTATTGAGTTAATGGCTGGTGTACAAGATATGCAAAACTTTTATCTTGATGCACAGGCTTTTGAGACATATTTAGATACAGCTGTTCAAGATAAAAATGTACGAGCATTATTACGTTCTATGAATTATAGAATACCATTAGCAAAATCATCTGAGTGTAAGGTAAGGATTGTATTTGTTAATAATGATGATAGGGAGATTACTATACCTAAGTATACCTCTTTCACGAGTAGCATTAATTCTAGTATTGTAAACTTTGTAGCTAAAGATACAATTACACGTAGTGGTCAGTTTGATTACATTGATATTCCTGTTATGGAAGGTGTGGCAAGGTCTATCACGTGGTCTAAGGATGATTTCACTAGTAATAAGAATGTTGATGGCGATATTTCAAGACGTATCTATTTGGGATACAAGAATGTTTCAGATGGTTCTGTTGAAATAGTACAACATGGTAATGTGTGGAAAGAATGTGATGATGCATTACTAAAATATGAGGGTGGTAGATGGTATTCTGTACATGTTGATAGTGATGGTCAGGTATACGTTTTAATGTCTGTAAACTTTCTACAGTTAATTGAAGATGGTGAGAGTTTAGATATTAATTTTGTAACAACAAATGGTATTAATGGTATTATCGATATGGATGTAATAGATACTATTAATATGAATATACAAGATGTACAAAGGATATATAATACAACAAAATCATACGATGCATCAAACTCACCTAGTAGTGCTGATTTACAAAACATGAAAGTTCTTGCTAGACGTAATGCTATTACTATGGATAGGTATATTACATTAGAGGATTTTGAGACAGCTGTGTATGAACAGCCTTATGTGTTTCAAGCTGTAGTTAAAGATTGGAAGTATTCAGATTATGTTACAGAGCCTTATATTGTTAAGGTGTGGGCAGTTAATACTTTGGGTGAGTCTTTAGGTGAGTTAACACGAGAAAAGTTAAAGAAAGAATTAATGTCTAAGGCTATTGCTGATGTGACTGTTCATGTATTAGAGGTTGAGAGTGTTGACTTTAATATTGATGTTGACGTTGTATTATCTCTAGATAATGAGACAGCTAGGGAAAGGCTTAGGTCTGAGATAGCATCATACTTGTATATGACATATCGTGCTGAGAATATGTCTTTTGGTAGAGACATATCTTATTCACTTATGACATCTAGGGTTAAGGCTTATTCTCCTTATATTAAAGATGTATTGGTAAGAACACCTAATAAAGATATTGAGGTTGGTAATATACAATTCCCTAAATTAGGTAAGGTAACAGTTAGGATTGTAGAAGAGTTGTAGGGGTTATGTATGAAACTAATTGATAGAATAAAAAATAGTAAATACATGACTTTAATACCTGAGAAGTATAGAGAGAATGAAAATTTCTTAGTTTTCTTCTACTTGTTAACACAACAGTTTGATATTAATGAAGAGAACATACGGAATTTCACCTCATTAATTAATAATGATAAAGTACCTATGAAGTTTCTACAGTCTTTGGGTGCTTTTAATAATTATACTTATCAGCATTTAGCTAAGAATGATTTCAATAGAGAACTTTCAATGCGTATGTTTAACATATGGGAGCAGAGGGGTTCTAAAAAATCAATTGTAGACGCCGCAACGTGGGGTGATAATGTTGGTTGGGTTGGTGGTGACTTATGGATTCCTGGTTATTATCAGCCATCACAGTCTGCTACATTTGAGTTGCCACGTGATAAAATCTTTAGGCATAGCATATCTAAGTTTTCAAGTACACATGTATTTGAAGATGGCAAAACATATATGCCTGGCATTATATTATTGTCTGTTCCTAATTTAACTAAGGAAGTTAAACGTAGGATTTATGAAGTAACACCTGCTGGTAGGAAGTATATATTTCAGATTGAGTCATCATTCTTCCCTAATGATGGGATAGATAATTTAGAGATAGGTTCTTTTAATGAATTATCTTTCTACAAGAAAATGAGGATATATCCTAAGAATGTGTTTGAAGAAAATCCACCATATGATAGGGATACTGACATAGATTTCACTTATGAGATAGATATGTTAGTTGATATGGAAGAATTGTGGGATATCCTTATTCATAGTGAGACTAGAGGTCGTAGATATCATAGTGGTCATTTGACTAATATTACAAATAACGAATATATTATGAATATGGCATGTTCTACGTTACCTATTTCTGTGTTAACGCATAAGTTTTCTGTTGATGGGAATGATAGTTTAACAGATAGTAGTTATAAAAAGGCTGACACTGGTGAGTATTTAGATACGTATAATAATAAAGGTATTGACTCTATTACACGTGCTATTAATAGTGTTTATAATAACAGTTTAGACTTAGACGTACATAAAGAGGTACGTCTAACTGCAATACGTAGTGAGAATTCGTCTATAAGGTCTAAGCATGGTAAGATGAGTGGTATAACTACTAGTGTTATTGATGCTTTTGTTGAAGCAGAGCCTATTTTACCTAGTGATTCTTTATATTCAGTTGATGATGTAGCTGATTTACATGAGTGGGATTATAGAGATGAGTTTTATTCTCATGGTGTTGAGTTAAATACTGACAAAGATTTACCTGTTAGATTAGAGTTTACACATACTTCATTTAGTAGTATTTCTTAGGTGTTTACATAATATATAAAAGTATAGTTTATTTTAATAGATAGAGATACATTTAATGGGGGACATTAATTTTGGCTATTTGTACATTAAAGGCACATGTTTCTAGGGCATTAGATTTTTACAATAAAGATGACATTTACTTCGCTATTGGTAAATCTACTCCGTGGAGTGCTAGTGATATTGATAATTTTGATACAGCAAGAGATTATGAGAATAATCCACCTGTACCTAAAAATACAGATGACATGAAAGAGATTGTTGGTTTTAAAAAAGCTGAGTTTAAGGCTATGGTAGTTCAAGATGATAATGGTTCTTTGGAATATCGTGGTGTGAATTGGCGAATCGTTTCACCTACAGATGCTGTAACAGAGGGTGCTAGGTGGGTATACATCTCAACTGAGTTGTCTTATGATGAGTTACCAACAGATAAGCCATATCGTCAGGTTGGTATTTACACTGGTTTAAAGAAAGCTGGTTCTGTTCAAGGTAATGTGTACAATCTTCTACCTAATCAAGTATCAGATAAGGGTTTATTAGAGGTAATTGACTTTAGGAAGCCTGTATATCGTGATAGTGATGTTAGGGAAAAATTGAAAATTATCTTAGAGTTTTAGTCGTGAAATGTTAGGAGAATTCGATGAGCGTTGTTTCACAAAGTCCTTATTATGATAGGTATGATGACGTAAATTCAGAGCATCGGAAAGCTGGGTATACTAGAGTTTTAGCTATCCCTGGTAGGGCAGAACAGGCATCTGAGTTTAATGAAATTCAGTCTATTCAAGAGGATTATTTATCACGTATTGGCGATTCCTTATATAAAGATGGGTTTGTCATTAGTGGTTGCGAAGTAAATATAGCTAATAATTTTATTACTATTGGTGCTGGTAGGGTTTATTTAGGTGGTTTAATTCGTAATACAGAAGAGGTTAAATTAGCTATCACAGGTGTTGGTAAAGAGAGAGTTGTAGCTACATTAGTTACTAGTGTTGTTACTGCTACGCAAGATAGTTCTTTACGTGACCCTGCCCAAAATGCTGAGAACTACAACCAAGTTGGTGCTAATCGGTTAAAACAAGTTGTAGCTTTCTCAGTTATTAGCGATTCTAGTGCTTTGGGTGATTATTCTGCTGTAGTATACAACTTAAATGATGGAGTTGTAGTAAAAGAGGCTAAAACAGATAACTATTCCATTTTAAATGATGTACTTGCTAAACGTACATATGATGAAAATGGTAACTATAAAGTAGATGGGTTAGACCTACAGTCTGTTACTGAAGATGAAGGTGACAAGATTCGGTTGTATGTGAGTGCTGGTAAGGCTTATATTCGTGGTTATGACGTAACTAAGCCAGCTATGAGTAGTATTTTATTGAATAAATCAAAATCTACTAGGGTAGTTACAAGTGAATCTCACTATTTTAAATCTTCAATTCGTAAATATAAGCTTTCTAATTCACCAGTAGCATCAATTCAAAACTTTACTGCTAGTGTTCTTGTAACAGGCGAACGTAAGTTTAGGGGTAATGTTAAAGGTGGTCAAGAGGCTTTAAATAATACACCTGTACAAAGTATTGTTAGTGTATACACTAAAAACGCACAAAACAATAAAGAAACCGTATATGTTGCTGGTAGGGATTATTCTTTGTATTCAGACCAAGTGGATTGGTCTTTGACAGGCGATGGTGCTACTGAACCTGTACAAGGTACTACATATTATGTTGACTATATTTTCAATTATTCTATGCGTGAGGGTACAGATTTTAGGGTTGAAAATACAGTTGATGGCTCATATATTGTATTGTTAGATAATGGTAGTAAACCTACAGAAAACTCTTTGATGTACTTTACATATAACTTTACACTAGCTAGACGTGATTTAATTTTGTTAGATAGCGATGGTTATTTGAGTGTTATTGAGGGTACACCTGATAGGGTTGAGGATTTAATCATTCCTTATAATGGTTCATCAGCATATTTAGAATTAGGTTATGTAGATGTATATCCTACTGATGCTTTGGGTACAAATACAAGTGGTACAAAATTGTCTAGTGTAACAAATTATGATGGGGTTAGGTTAACACAGGATAACTTGTTATTAATGATGCGTAGGATTAATAAGTTAGAAGATAGCATTGCATCCTTAGATATGGAACGTAGTATTGAGGCTGGTGAGGATTTATCAAGTCTATCTGGTTACTTTACTGATAGCTTTGAAAATATCAATAAATCTGACTTAACATATACAGATACAGCTAGTAGATTATCCTATACAGCTTGTATTGACTTTGATAGAGGTGAGTTGACAACATCTGCCACTATTGGTAGTGTTGATATGACGATTGATGATAGGTCAAGTGATAGTTATGCTACATTTGGTAATATTATTTCTGCACCATATCAAAATGTATTGGCAGTTAGTCAAACATATGCTACAGGTACTATGAATGTTAACCCTTATGCTAGTTATGGGCCGCTTTGTAAGATTGAGTTAGACCCTGCTATCGATAATTGGGTTAACACGAATAAAATTAATGTATTTAATACTGTTGAGGATGTTAAATACGATACAACAACTAAAGTATATAGTCATGGTTATTGGTCTAGAAATGCTACTAAAAATCTTAGAGGTTATATGCGTACTGAACGTAAGGAAACAACAACTAAGGGTGAGGTTACAACTTCTAATAGTGTTTCTGAATCAGTAGCTAAGTCAGTATATGAGTATATGCGTGTTAAGGATGTAAAAGTTAAAGGTTTTGCTTTTGGGCCGAACGCTAGAAATATTAGAGGTTTATTTAATGGTAGACCTATTAGTTTAACTTCTACAGGCACAAGCACAACAGGTACGTCTTATGTTGTTGAGGGTAAAACATATACAACAGTTAATGCAGATGGTAATGGTACTGTAACATGTAAATTCACCGTACCAGATAAAACTCCTTGTGGTACTGTAGCTTTTCAAATGCAAGCTACAAATTCTAATGGTGAGGTTCATACAGGTACAGCTAACTATACCGCTAATGGTACTATCTTAACAACAACTGTTACAAATACAACTGCTGTTACACAACATTATAAAGTGTTGGTTGAGGTTGATAACTTATATGCTAATGACCCTTTGGCACAGTCATTTATTATGGATAATGTATATGATAGGAACTTAGTTAAGTTAGATTTATACTTCGCTAAAAAATCTTCTACAAGACCTGCTGTATTACAAATTCGCAATATGGTTAATGGCTATCCTGGTGAAAAGGTTTATGCTGAGGTAGTAATTGACCCTAAAGATGTTAAAATTCCTACAGATAAGAATGTTCCTGTAGCTACAGAGGTTGTATTAAACCAACCAGTATATTGTTATGCTAAGCAGTATTATTGTTTTGTAGTACTTTCAGACAGTAACGACTATGAAATGTACGTAGCTAATATGGGGGATAAATTCTTAGGTAAGAATGAGCAATTAGTTGTTAACCCATATGCTACTGGTGTATTATTCAGTTCTTCTAATGCTAGTACATGGACAGCACATCAAGGTACTGATTTGATGTTTAAATTATATCGTACTCAATATACAGGTAATGGTGAGATTGTATTTAATAACATACCTTTAACTGATATTACTGGTGTTATGTTGGATGCTTCTTATGAAGTTGATAGCGATAGTGATAGTAAAGACGTATCTTCTAGTAGAACAGGTTTGAAATGGTTCTATCGTTTCACTAAAACAGGTGCTGGTGAGGTTCCGTCTGATTGGTTGAGTATTGATACTTTGGTATTTAGGGATTTACAGTCTTATGCTAGGAATATTGACTTAAAGGCTGAAATTACAACTGATTTTAGTACTTCACCATTTATTGCTAGAGATAGGGTTGCTTTACGTACATTCTTAGATAGTAAACAATCTACATATATTTCTAAATCTATTGATGAGACAAACTTCGCTAACCCTTATCAAGCATTGAAGATTAGTTATCAAGCCGCTTTACCACAAAATACATCTATGGAAGTATTTTATATGGATAAAGAAGATGGTGATTGGGTAAAATTAGCAACTGATAATAATACTGTTAATATTAGTGGTAATACTGTTAAAACTGTATCTTTGGATTCTATTACAAATGTAGATGAGGAGTTTAAACAGTACACATGGAATATTAATAAGATTAATAGTATGGTTACTAGTAATGCATCTAGGGGTTCTAAGTTCTTCAAGATTAGAATTGACTTAAATACTACACAGGCATTTAATCGTCCTAGAGTTAAAAAGCTTGCTTGTATCTTTAAAGAAAAAGAATATAGGACTTAATCTATAATTTTAGTTTAAGATTTCAAGTATATATAGTATTGATAGTATAGAGATGTGGTTATTGCTACATCTCTATATTTTTATTACATAGGATAGAGTGGAGGTTTAATATGCCTGAAAGAGTACAAAGAATGTTCTGTACGATGTTTAAGAAGACAGAGGAAGAGCAAAAGAATTATGATGCTAGGTTAGAGTTGGCTAAGGCTAAAGAGGATTTAGCAGTAACAACTGATACTTTAAATAAAGCAATGCAGATGATAGAGAGTTTATCTAGTGAGTTATCATCTATACGAGAAGAGTTAAAAGATACAAAAGAGGACAACAAATAATGGGTGTTTTAAAACGATACAATTCTGACAACATTGATTGGAATATTGGTGCGTTATATTCACATGATGATTATATACAAAAATTATTTATTGTGATGAAAGAGTTAGGTTTAGATAATCCTATAAAGTATGTATTTGGCACTATACCAACTGTTTTAGTTGGTGGTAGGGTTACACCTAAAGATACATCTATGGAAGAGGCTTTTAAGATTATTGATAGATATAATCAGTTAGGTGTCGGATGTAGATTAACATTTTCTTCTATGTATGTAACTAAAGATGAATTAAAGGATAGCGTTTCTAATCAACTTATGCAACATTTAGAAGATAACAATCAGAAGTATGGTGTTAGAATGAATGGTATTATTTTGACATCTGAGTTGTTAGGGGAGTACATCTATAATAACTATAACTCTTTAGAATTAATTTCATCACAGGTTAAGCCGTCTGTTGAGGTTGGGTTAGGTAACGATACAGTAGATTATTATAATAGGTTGTTTGATTTATTTGATATTGTTGTAGTAAACCCTAATAAATGGAATGATGCTAATCTCATTCATGGGTTAAAACATATTGATAGGGTTGAGTTTATAACCAATCATAGGTGTTTCCCTGATTGTCCAAAGGCTGGTGAGCATTATATTGCTCAGGTAGATTTGAGTAAGAAATTACTGAGTGGTGAGGATTGTTCATTAGAGAAAGAGAAGTTAGATACAATTAATACGTGGTGTTTAGATGTTAGAGAGCGTTTCCCTTTATTGGGTGTTTCAATGTCTGAATCCGAGATTAATTTATTAATAGATAATGGTGTTAAGCACTTTAAGTTAGAGGGAAGAGATAATGATACTTTCTGTTTTTTGAGAGATATTGGAGATTATATTTTCAATAATCAATATTTCTCTAGGATAGCACATAGTATCATGGGTGAGGCTATATAATTTATGTCAACAAGAATAGAATCAGAAGATGGTGAGGAACTTTGGGGGCCAGATACTTTTGGTAAATACTCTATTGATAAGATAAAAGTAATTGCTGAAATATTAAAGGGTGTATTCAAAGACAATCCTATTACATTTATTAATCAGTCTAAGGCTGATGATGATGTGTATACAAAAACAGAAAGTAATACTCTTTTCATCTTAAAGAGTGACTTTAATAATATTGCTGGTGATTTAGTAAAATCATTAGCATCTAGCTACTTAAAAGAGTTGGCTAGTACACAAGGTGTGGCTAGTGTCTCAGATGTTAGGACTTTAGAAAAGGTTTCTAATTACTTAACTAGGGCATGTTTTGGTCAAACCTATACAGAAATTAAAGATTTAGCTAGTATGAGTATCGCTCCATTACCTGATAGGGTACAACAGGTTGAGACTCAGATGGTTTCTGTTGATACAAGAATAAATCATACTATGAATGTTGTGTTTGAGACAAATAGAGATGGTTCTTTTTCTAGTGTTTCAAAGATAGCAACTAAGGAAGAGTTGAAGTCTATCAACGATAAAATGGGTAGTGGTAATGTGACAGTTAGGAATTCAAAAAATGTCATTGATGCTGTTAATCGGTTAGATAAGAGCATTGTGGCTTTGGAATCAATTTCTGACTTTGTAAATACATTATCTACTACTGTAAATACATTATCTAGTACAGTTGATAGATTATCACGTACAGTTGATAGGATAGATACATTAGTTGGTAATGATGCATTAAGGACAACTAGTAAAACAATTACTGGTGCTATTAATGAATTAAAGGTATAAGTGGGGTAGTAGTTAGTGGAAATTAAACCTTTTAAGACAATAAATGGGAATGGGTACTCATTTAAGGAGATATGGAAGATTTACGATGAACAGTTCAACATTCTTCGAGATATCATACTATCTCTAGGTGATAAGTATCAGGTTGAAAATTTTAGTGGTAGTGATAATAAGGTCATTACATTAAATACACCATATAATAGAAATCAAGTATTTGTATATTGTAATGGTGTGTTGCAATGGAAAGATAGGGATTATCGAGAAAACTCACCTACAGAGATTGAGTTGTTATTTGATAGGAAAGCTACTGATGATGTAAGGGTTGTAACGATTAAATCTAATGTTATTAAGAATGATTTACATCAATATTTACAAGATATTAGTTCTGTGGTAGCCAATGCTAAAGAACAGTATGATTCTGCTAGGAATTTAGAATCGAGGCTTGTTGAATTATACTCCTCTTTACAACAGACTCATTCATTGTATACAAATAATTCAACTGCAAGTCTTGTTACTGATTTGACAAGATTAAAGAGTGAGTATGAAAAAGTAAATACAAGTGTTACTGATTTAGATAAAAAGTTAAAAGATTTAATTGGTAGTGGTGAGTATATCTTAACAACTCTAAATATTGATGAATTAAAGCGGTTAGTAAAGAGTATTAAAGCACAGATAGATGAATTGTCTACAGAGAAGTCATTAGATGTTATTTACCCTATGTTTGGTTCTAAGCAGAATGGGGATGATGCTAGTACTTTTGATGTAGGTGACTGTATCTTTATTGGTATTGATAAAAAGTATTGGTTTATGGTTGATACTTTCTCTAAATCAACAGGTGATGGTGGTTATAATTCAATCAAACGTGCTATGGGTGAGAATGGTATTACTAAGTTTGAATTCTTGTTAATCACTCATTGGCACAAAGACCATTATGGGAATGCAATTCGCTTAATGAATGAGGGTTTAGTTGGTAAGGTTTATGTACAAGATGTAACCAAATATCCTAATGGTATTACAGGTGCTTATGGTATGACCCGTGATGCTTTGAAATATGCTTATGACGAGCATAAAAATGTAGCAACAACTAGAAATATTCCATTTAGTTCAGCACCTACAGGTGAGGTTGATTTTCATGGTGCTAAGTTGTTATTCCATAATAATGATACAACAGCTATAGCCAAACATAATTCTAGTTGGGTTAATGAGAATTATAACAATACATCTATTTGTTTATTAGTTTCTTATATTGGTAGGAATTTCTTAACACAGGGTGATGCTGATAAGGAAGTAATGAGAGAGTATATAGATATACTTCCATCTAATATTGACTTGCTAAAGTCTAATCATCATTCAATAGCATCTATGCCATTATCATTTAGAAAGTTGCGTCCTAGAGATGCTGTTATTACCGCTAATCAGTGGCAGTTAGCTTTGTGTACTAAATTCAATTATCAAGCTTATTTATTTGATATGGGTTCAAATGTATATTTCTTAGCTAATCAGAAAGAGGATATACATATTTCTTATAGTTCACTTAGTGACAATATTTCATACAATAAAAAATTAGAGGTTGGTTATCCTGATAATTGTGCATATTTAACAGCTGAGTCTGGTGGTCATATCTTTGTAGATGCTAGTTATAGTGGGAATGATAGTACTGGTGATAAAGATAAGCCATTTAAATATTTAACAGATGCTGTAAGGTATGCTCATATTACTAGTATGGGTGAGATTCGTGTTAATATAGCACCTGGTGATTATACTAGAGACGTTAGAAATTACAATTTTTTAAGTCCTGCTAGTGGTACATCAACAATTCTTAGGCTTGCTGGTCTGAGAGGTAAAGTTTGGTTTGTTAACACAGGTAATAGTGAGGCTATATTACCACCTACATACGTTACGATGTGTGATAATGTTACATTTAATAATATCACATTCAGTATAGGAGATAATTTATACACAAATGATGTTGTTAGTAAGTTAAGTTATAGTTTCAATAGTGTTGGAATTTCAGATGCTACAGTTATGTTCAATGGGTGTAAATTCCTTATCACTAATAGTGCTATTACAAATAGAAGCAATACTTCAACATTTAAAACTATACATATTGATGCTTTTAGGTCTATAGTTATAGTTGATACATGTACATTTAAAGGTAATGCTCAGTATGGTATTCGTTCTTGTGAGGGTTCTACAGTGACTGTTGTTGGTTCAAATACTGTTGATAATCTTGTAAGCACTATGTATTATGCTACTGAGGGTGATATTAATGTTAATGGCGCCGCAACTAAAAACACATCAAGTGAAACAACAGGTGGTGGGCAGGTTAGATTTCAAGACGTAGACACTACGCCAACATATCCTAATACAACAAGAGGTCAGATTATTGGTACACGACTTTCTCAAAAATATGGTGGTAAGTTGGGTTATGTTTCTGATGGTAATGGTGGATATTCTTCTATAGACCATTTTAATCGGAGTGGTAATTTAGATAACAAGCCTGATTTTGAAGGTCAATTCGCTTATGATAAAACAAATAAACGCTTAGGTTTTGCTTTAGGTTCAACAAATAAATCTGATTGGTTAGATTTATCATCCAATAATGGTATTGGTGGTGTTAAAGAGTGGAAACAAGGTGGGACTTATAGTTATGGTGACTTGATAAGCAACTCACAAGGTAACCTATTCTATTATAGAGGTGGTGACATTTCTTATCGTAGTGGTACCTCTGTTGATACTAAGGTTAGTGGCGATTTAAGAGTTATTGAGTCATTAGGTGGAAGATTTGTAAATATTGACCCTAATAATCATGCTCATACATCTTTCGCTATGTTACATAATAAACCTGAAAACTTCCCATTACCAACAACAAATTCTGAGATTAATAAGTTAGGCACATTTTCTACATATTATACTAAGAATAATACATTTAAGAATCAGCCTACACAATATGGTCAGTTGATTAATTTACCTCTTGGTATAGACGATACTAATGAAAGTATGCAGATATGGATTGAACAGTTCTCTGGTCAGATGTATACAAGAGGTGGTAATTGGGCAAATCCTGTTGCTGATAGAAAATTTTCTCCGGTTTATCCTGATGACTTTGGTTTAGTTGATGTTTTACTCTTTGATTGGGTAAAATCTACTGATGATGCTAAAAATAGAAATTTGAGACTTAGAGCACCTTTTAAAGATTATAAGATAATTACTTTTTGGTTAGTGCCTGATGATGGTTTTGGGTGGATGGCTCCATGTTCATTCCATGTTGGTGAGTTAAAATTTTCAATAGAGGCAGGTAAGAGGTCAAGTCCTAATGTTGGTGGTTATATGCTGAGTTCCAATGGGTTGTTTTGGCAATTAAAACTCGGTGATAGCTTGATAAGTTCAACTAATATTGGCGAAATGTCTTGGTCTGAGAATTGTAAGTTAATGTGTGTTACTGGGTGGCCGAGGGTTCATGATTTTGATTTTTAAGGTAGGTATAGATGTATAAAATTCCGTATAAAATGGTTGAGATAGTTACAGATAGTGGTGAGACTTTAACACTTGAAGATGTGTTAAAGTCATTACCTACTGTACCTATGTCATTATACACTGGAAATGATGACTTTACTAAAGAGAAGATAGAGGACGTTATTAACTATCTTAAAGCTAATGGTGGGGGTCAGTTTACCATACCTGAAAATCCGCCAATTCATAAGTTAACTATCGATGTACATAGAAATAAGTTTCAAGACTATGTAGTACATTTTATCTACAATGACTATCGTTACCCTATTGGTACAGAGAAACGTCCTTATACTGGTGAAAATTGGCAAGCTGGGGATATTATCTATAATCTAGATATTTTAAACTCAGATGATAAATGTACTATGTGGTTCTGTAAAGAGAGTGGTAGTGCTACATCTAGTGGTAAATGGTCGCAACAGTCTATATGGCAATTATCTTCTAGTGAGATTGATGATTTAGTAGTATCTCATGTAGGTTCTTCTATAGGGCCGCTTGTACAGAAAGAGGTAGGTTTACAGGGGCCTGCTATGATGTCTAGTGAGGTTACTAAACAACTTGACGCTAAAGTTCCTAGTAAGGTTGAGTCAGAGGTTACTAAACAGCTTGCTAGTTCAGTTCCAACACAGGTTTCTAGTATTGTAGATGACAGTCTTTCTAGAGAGGTATCTAAGAGGGTTGATACAGTAGTTACACCTATCATTAATAGTAGGTTAAGTAGTACATTATCTGATACAGCTGTTACTAGGATGATTAATGAGAAGGTAGACCCTAAAGTATTATCTATTACTGAGGAAGCTAAGAGAGTTGTAAATACAAAGGTTACAGAAGCAACTTCAACTTTATCTAATACAGTTAATAACTATATAGATGAGGCTAAGAGGAAGTTAGGTGCTATTACTACTGTTACTGCAAAAGATGTTGATGATAAGATTAAAGAATCCTCTAAGGCAATTAATTCTAAGATTGATAATATTATTGATACTAGGTTAGCTAATCTTAGGACTGGTCATAGTGATATTGTGGCTACAGAAGAGTATAAGATGGGTGCTGATGGTGTTGTTGATGATACTGCTAAGTTTGAGCAGTGCGTTAACGATGCTAGAGGTAAGATTTTAATTATTAGTCCTGGTGTGTATAAACTAACTAAGAATATATTTATTGGTGAGTGTAAAGATGTTATTGTGTTAGGTTCTTTTAATAATAAAGTTCCTTTCATTAAGAATGATGATATGTTTATCACATCACCGACTAATATTGAATATGTTAGGTCTTTAGGGTTAGATACAAATAAGGTTAATCAATGTCAAGGTTTTGCATATAATTCTAATAGAAATGAGTTTGTACTAGCCGCTATTAATTCTGATAATACCAATCAAATATTGTATATTTTAGATGGTGATGATTTAAACACTCAAAAACGTAGAGTAGATTTTAGTGATGTAGAAAAATTAGGTCATTGTAATACGATGACATATAACAAAGATACTAATACTTTGTATGTATGTAATGGGGATACTAATTCCAATCCTTTTAGGATGGCTAAATTAGATAATAACTATTCTATTACAGGTGTACATACAGATTCTGCTCAGGTTAAAAAGTATAACTTCGCTTATGACCCTATCACTAAGTGTTACTGCTCTATCATGCCTGGTGATAGAACTACAGGGGTTAGACATGTATATATTCTTGATAGTAACTTTACTGTTATCAAGGAGTTTGACGTTGATTTCTTAACAAAAGATTATAATAATAATGGTGCTATGTTCTATAATGGTACGATTATGTGTGCTAGTTTACATGCTATCTTCCAATTCGATGTATTTGGTAATGTTAAGACTGTAGTTGATATTGATAAGGCTTATGAGATTGAGGACTTTGATATTAAGAATGGTGTAGTATATTTTGCTGTATTAGAAGGTCATAATGTTCATATCTTTAGTGGTATGCGTAATAAATTCAATTCTATACACATTAATAATATGAAAGTAAATCGTCTGCTACTTGCTAATAATTCTCCTTTATTAGGTTTAACTGCTGAGGGTAAAGAAATTAGTTTAGCTAAAGTTGGTACGTCTGGTTCAACTGAAATTGGTGACAAAGCTAATAATACGATTTTAATTGGTAAAGACGTTAAGACTTGGGATGGTGGTGATGCATCATACACATTACTATCGACTAAACACTATGGAAATGCAATTTATTCTAAGAAACAAACAGATGATGCATTTGTTAAGAAAGCTGAGTTAGTTAAGTTATCTATAGATGTTAAACCTGACTTTGTTGGTCAGTTAGCTGTGAGTGGTGGTAAGTCTTATATAGCACTTAATAATACAGGCACGGATGGTTGGAAGCCTTTAGGTGGTAGTCCATTAGATGCAGTTGATAGGATTAGATTTACAAATGGTGCTGAATTGTGGATTGATTAGATTTTAATTTTAAATTCATAATCATTGTTTGTTGATAAATTATATATAGGTAGTGTTACAAAGGTAGGGGGTAGTTCCATGAAAAGCAATACTTTTTTTAGAGGTACTACCCCTACTCTTGAAATTAGCATGGGTAGGGGTATTAAGGTTGAGGATATAGACAGTTTAATTGTATATTTCTCACAGGGTATCACCATACTGAAGAAAAAACTTGAAGATGTAAAAATTAATAAGACGACTAACATGGTGTATGTATCTCTAAGTGAATTAGAGACATACATGTTTAGTCCTAGTGTTGTTAATGTTCAACTTCGATATAAGTTACTGAATGATACAAATATTTATAGCACACGGATTTATCCTTTCAGAGTATTAAAACAGATATGTGATGAGGTATTTACAGAATGAATGAGGGTATAATTAAATCTAGTGGTACGTTCAATAAAGTTAGTATCAACTCAAATTATGTTAATATCACTTCACATAATGGGATAAATACTAATAATGGTACATTAGAGACTTCTAGTAGAGTTAAGGTTACTAAAGATGAAGTTAAAGATATGCTTAAAGAAAAACAAGATAAGTTAATTGCTGGAAATGGTATCTTATTAAATGAAGAGACAAATGTGATATCAGTTTCAACAGAAAAGATTGTTGTTAATGAGGTTGAGAATATTTCTGATTTAACAGCGTTGTATTTACTGGCTAAGGGTGAAAATTAATGGCAGATTTAAAGGATAATTTACAGAATCTTGCGACTCAGTTGGGTACGGATGTAAAAAATATTAAAGCATCTGTAAAAACTACAGATGATAAAATTGGTACGTTAGGCTCTTTGTCTACGACTAATCAATCTTCAATCGTTGAAGCTATCAACGAGGTTAAAGCTAATATCGTTACTGCTCAGGGTGGTGCTGTAACAGAGCAAGCTGTTGATACAAAGTTACAAGCTAAACAGGATAAGTTAACTGCTGAGGGTAAAATTTCAATTAATAAGGATACTGGTACAGGTTTAACTAAGATTACTGTAGACTTGTCAGATTATGTTGAAAACAGTGCTTTGACAACTAAGTTAGGTGACTACACAACTACAGCAGGTTTAAATACTAAACTAGATACTAAACAAAACAAATTAACAGCTGGCAGTGGTATTACATTAGATGCAGATGGCACTATTAAAGCTAGTGTTGATTTAAGCACTATGGCAACTAAACAAGAGTTAACAGATAAAATTCAAGAGGCTGTTACTAACCTTGTTAATGGTGCTGATGCTACTATGGATACATTTAAGGAAGTTCAAGATGCTTTAAATAGTGATAAGACTGTTACAACAGCGTTGACTACATCTGTTGCTAACAAATTAGATTATAGTCAAGCACAGTCTTTATCAACTGTACAAAAACAGCAAGCATGTGCTAATTTAGGTATTGGTGACCCTACAGTGGATTTAGTGAGTGTATATACAACCGCAAGAGATAGTTAGTGGGTGATTGCTTATGGCTGATACTAATACACAATTAGTGCAGAATATACAGACATTAGCACAGACTGTTGGTAGGGATATCAAAGATATTAAGACAAGGGTAAATTCTATTTCTAGTGGTGGTAGTGGTTCTAATGTTGACACTTCTAGACTAGCTACTAAAGAAGAATTAAAGGTTGTAGAGAATAAAATACCTAAAGCTAGTGGTGTTCCAACTCTTGACTTTACTGTAGAAAATAATGGTGATGTGTATGTTGACATTACATATCCTGAGGTAAGTAATACACCAACAACAAATACACAGACTGACACTATAGCTTATGGTACTACTAAGATTTATGATGTTGTGTGGGGTGTTGCAGTTCCTGGGGCAGCTGGTACAGGTAGGGGTTATTTAGAGTATAGTCCTATCAGTGGGTTTGGTAAGCTACACTTGGATATCAAGATGACACAGAATAGTGGCAATGGCGGTACTATTGCTACATTACCAGCAAATGCACCTGTACCTACAAGGTTATTAGAGACATCTGTTGATGTTAATAATAACAGTATTTATGTTGAACCTAACTCTAGGAATATTAAGGGTTGGGGTGTTACAGGCAATAATAAGAGGTATATTTTTGATATTATAGGCTTTTGGAAGGAGATTAAGTAGATGGCAAGAGTTAAAATTGGTAGAATAACTTTACCAAACCTATCTCCTTTCATAGTTAGGGATGTTAGGAATATTAAGAAAGTTGCTACACTCAAACTAAATGCACCTATTACTCAGTGTCAGGGTTTTACTTATAATAGTAAAACTAGGGAGTTTGTGTTAGCATGTATTAGTTCTGACAATAACACACAAGTATTATACAACTTAAATTCTACAGACTTTTCTAGGACGAAGACTGTTCAGTATACAGATAAGAATAGGTTAGGTCATTGCAATACATTAACTTATAATAGTAAGATAGATAAGATTATTGTAACTAATGGTGCAGTAAATGTGAATCAGATTACCTACTTAAATCCTGATTTAAGTATTGATACAACTAAGACTATATCAGGTAAGGCTTTTAATTTAGCTTATGATGATGAAACTGATACGTATGTATCTATTGTTCCTGGTGTTGACAATTCATCACGTAACTTAGAGTATTATGATGCTAGTTTCACTAAAACTAAGTCTGAGACAGTGACTGTAAATTCTAAGAATAATGATTCCAATGGTGCTTTATTTTACAAAGGACAGGTAGTTTTTGCTACTGAGTATTTGGTGAATAAATCATCTGTTGGAATTCAGTTCTTAGAAACATTAAGTGGCTTAGAGGTAGAGGATTTTGCTGTAAAAGATGAGAACATCTATATGGCAGTTAATACAAACTCTGGTGTAGATATATATTGCCATTACTCTAACATGTACTTCATAGATAATATAGCTACAAAAGATAACTTATCTTTACCTAATAACATACCTTTGTATGGTACAGATACAACTGGTGCATTGAGGAATTTAATTAAATGTTCTAGTGGTAATGGTACTGAAGTTGGTAATCAAAAATCACCGATGGCTCTAGTCGGTACAAGGATAACATGGTTTGATGATAAAGGAGTTTCTAGAACCATGTTATCAACTAAGGAGCTTGATGGTGTAGGTGAAAGTAAAGAAGGTAAGGTTATCTATAGAGCATCTGAGGTAGATAAGATGTTTACAGATGTTTTAGATAAGTTAAAAGAAATTAATTCTAAGTTGTAAGAGGATTATATAATGATAGTAGAAGATATTGTTAATGAGTTAGATAAGTTTATTACAAAGTATAAAGCGTTAAAGTCAGATAATCAAACTTTGACTCAATTTAAGTCTGATGTTAAAACTGCGTTGAATAATAAAGGTATCATCAGTACTAATAATGATGAAGATGTAGTACAGTCTATTAATAACTATACTAGCAGTACTAATGGTAGTACAAGTGGGACTTCTTTAAATGTAGATGATTTAAAGTACATAGGTCTTTTACCTGCTGATTATTCAAAAGCTACTGTAGAGTCATCAGACTTAATTAAACTTGCTGAAACTATTATTCAAGATAGTAAGATTCTTTCTAGTGCTGAGAGTGTAGTAGTAAAAGATAAAGCAGATAATTCTGTTTTAGATATTACAGGAGCACCAATTAATAGTACAGAATATAGTTCTCTAGATAAAAATAAATATTATGTAGGTTTCGGTGGTGAAAACTTTAAGAGATATCAAATACCTTTTAAATTTGGAACTCATAATTACACTGTATCAATTACCAATAAAGGGGTAACTAGAGATAAGGATATTTCTGTTACAACTACTGCTGGTAATTTAGTTGATAGTTATATTAGGATTGTTTATGATGTCAAAAAGGGTATGGCTATTCCTGGTGTATTCACTTCATATGTTAAATACTTAGTTGGTGATTCTAGTAATGAAAATCTTAGCAAGATAAGTGGAGTATTTAATTCTTACTCAAATCAGTACTCTTCTGAAAGTGTTGGCTTAGTAAAGAACTTACGTACAGGTTTAGTTAAAGAGTTAACTCTTAGTCTTAATTATGATGAAAATGTTAGTACTATGATTAGTGAGAATAAGATTTCTAGAAGAGTAGGTGAAGAAAGTTATAAATATAGCTTTATAGCTAAGAGAGGTAACTCTTTAAGATTAAGTGTGGGAGGGTCACTATGTCTATTTAAGGTAGATGGTGGTTCTGTATTTGATAATATAGGATATCAAGAAGGTGATAAACTAGAGTTATTGCTTTCTACCCCTGATTCTTCTAGTAGAGCTAATTTGATTAGCGAGTATAACAATATTGCACCTTTAGTTAAGAATACTGAAAATCCTATAACAGACCCTGTAAGTGAGGATGTTGAAGAAGACGAACGTTTCGGTATCTTAAATAGAACATTCTCTACTAGTGTAGGTGCTGGGTATGCTGATAAAATTAGCTATACTGCAAAAGAGTTTACTAATGGTATTAAGGTTAAGTTTACTGAATTAGATTACAGTACTCAAGGTCCTGGCAACTATCAACGTGAGTTACCTAGTATTTGGTACTATTATGTAGGTAATGGTTCTTGCTTAGAGTTAGACTTCACAAATGTATCAAATAAAGGTGGACAATTACCACAAAATATTACTAATTCGCAAACATTCGAGGGTATTGACTATTTATCTATTAAGATTAATAGAGACCAAGTTTTCAAAGAAGTGTATGATTCTAATACAGGTGGTTATAAAGTCACCTTAGGTTATGATACTATCCAGTATAATGGAGCTAGAGTAGGCAGTGGTAATCAAAAGGTTAAATTTAATAACACTGATTACTATGAATTCCCTAACGATGGTAGACATTTAGAGTATAGTTTTATTACAGGTAAATTAAGGTCTGCTTATTAGTTATTGTATACATTTGGGTGTGACTCCAGTGAGGTTGTTAACCGTTTATAATAGATAATAATTAAATATACATAAGATATTCATAAAATAGATAGTATTGGTGAGAGGTGTATCTTATGGACTTTAATGGTTTAAAGAATGTTACACCTATCTTCCAAACACTATTAAATAATGCTAAGAGTGGTATTCCTAAGAAAATTCAAGTTTTCATAGGAATACTTGCTCTTATTTGGTTGTTACCAATAGTATTAGATATAGTGTTTGTTGTTTTAGGTGTATTTTATGATTATAAGCCTGATATGATACTAAAGTTTTTACCGAGGTTAGAACAGTTAATTAGTATACTCACAGGTGTTTCTGCTGTTGCGTGTTTAATGGCGATTATCGGTTTATTTACAGATTCAGATGGTGATGGTATACCTGATTCTGTTGATAAGGATAATAAAACACCAGTAACAAATAATAGTATTCAAGTCAATGTGGGTTCTGATGGGAGTAAATCTCCTAAGTTACCATTACACATTGATAAATAATTTGTTTTGGTAGGTATTGTTTTAGTATGCGTATGGTATATAGGAGATATTTTATGATAGGTGACCTAAGTAAGGAGTATGAATCTAATGGCGATATCGGTGCCATCTCTACTGGTGAGGGAGATTATGGCGGTAAGTCATATGGTATGTATCAATTAGCTAGTAATGTAGGTTCAGTAGATGATTTTATTGCATGGGGTTTAAATTCAGAATATAGCTGGATTGCAGAAGAGTTAGATAAATATGAAATTGGTTCATATGACTTTGACAACGCATGGACGTATTTTGCTAATAATGACTATGAGAATTTCTACAACATGCAACATTCATATGCTATTCATAAGTATTATGATGTATCAGTTGAGTTGTTAAGGGAACATTTATTTAACATTGAAAATCATAGTGAGACTATGAAAGATGTAATTTTCTCTAGGGCAATTCAGTATGGTACTGGTAACATTGTAGAGATGTTTGAAGATGCTTTAGTGATTATGGGTGAGAAATTAAATCTTGATTTACAAAATCTTTCTTATGTAGATGAGAAACGATTTGATTATGATTTAATCACATCTATCTATGACGTTTGTATGACTACAGAGTGGAATAATTCTTCTTTGAGGGAAAACTTAAATCATAGGTTTAGGGGAGAGAAAGCTAAGGCTATTCAAATGTTGTCTGATGAGTTAGGAATCTAGGTGATTCATATGGGTTTTATTGACAAATTGATTGAATGTATTAGAGTTTTATTCTTGGGTAAGAGTATTGATAGTGTTGTTACTTCTACACAAGATAAAGTAGTAGATACAGTTAATAATACTGTTGATGAAGTTTCTTCTAAAGTAGATACAGAAGTTAATGGTATCACTGATAGAGTAGATAACATTACTGATACAGTAGATGATAAAATTGACGATGTATCTAGTAAAGTTGAAGATATTGTTGCGAACTCTAAAAAATTAGGTGTTAACATAAGAAAAAAATAGTGTATAATAGAGGTGTACGATTTTAAGTACACCTCTATTTTATTTATGGGAGATTATATCATGGGATTATTTGATGTTGATGGGATAGGGTTTAAAAATAAAGAAAAAACTAAAAATGAGAACTCTTTTGATATGGGTGTAGATATATCAAAAGTAGATAATAGTTTAGTTAATACAAATAAGACTAGTGGTAGTGATTTTGATAAAACATTAGTTGGTGAGATAAATCCTTTAGTTAAAGTTGATGTAATAAATCATTACTTTAGGCTTAGTGATTTATTGAAAGAATATGGATGTTACATTGATGGCTCTACTATGTATTGTCCTTTTCATGATGACGATATCACAGGTAAACCGTCTGCTAAGTATCATTCAGATACAGATTTGTTATATTGCTTTTCTGAAAACAAAGTCTACAGTTCTTATCACGCTTTAAAGATTTTATTTGGTAAGGATGTAAATTTAATCTTTAAGAAGATATGGTCTACACTATCTAAGGAAGAGAGATTATCATATATTGGTAAGCATGATGAAAAGGTTAAGGATGTTGTAGTAGAGGATACAGGATGGGAATACTACAATAAAAATGTATTATCTACTTTTAAAGTTGGTAAGGTATCGTATGAGCAATATAAAAATGCTTTATATAAGGTCTTATCATTAATTCAAGAATAAAATAGTATGAATTTTAAGTAAATTATAGTTGTAAAGTTACTTAAAATTAAGTATAATAGATATTGTAGAAAATGTTACTACAATATCTATTTTTTTATTTAAAAGAGGAGAATATGCTATGGCTAAGATTACAGCTATTCGTTTACCTAATGGTAAGGTTAAGATTACTAATTCAGATATTAGTGGTATTATTGGTGAAGAGTTCGATTCATCTGACGACTTCTTCAATAAATACAAAACAATTAATGAATCTACAGGTGTAGAGAATGATTGTGTACTTCTAGAGTCAATCAATGGCTAAGAATGTTCCTATTATAGGGAATGGACTTGCAGTAATACCATTACATACTAGGGGTACAAGTAAGAGGAAAAATAAAAGAGTTGCCGACTATCTAACTAGAAGTACTTTCTTAAAATTGCTGGTAGAATATTCTGATATAGAGAAGATGGATATCGTATATTTAACTGGAATGGGTATTATGTATCAAGATGATATATTAGATGGTTCAGTTACTTTAAGGGATATTATACAAAACACTAGTTGGTGTAATATAGTTGCTGAGGAACTATATCGTTTGTGCTTATCATTGGGTACAAATAAGATAGTTCTTCTAGCTAGAAGCGATAGATTTTTAAAGCTTGCTAAGACTCTTAGGTCTAGAGGTGTTATAGTTGAAAATCCTATAATGGGTGTATTGTCAGAGAGGTATGCAATTAAGATACTATTCTCTAAGACTAAGTTATGGATTAATACAAGGGGTGACTTTTCAAAATGAATAAAGAGTTACCTTTATTTTTACAGAATTTAACATGTGATATTACTGATTGTGTGTTTACATTAAAATTGGTAGGTAGTACATTTCAATATAATGCACAAGAAGTGTTACAGGCTATACTAGATAATAATATGGTTAATAGAGTTATATTAGAATTAGTACGTGAGCCTGAAAATATTCATGATAAACATGCTGTAAAAGTCATGCTATCTGTTGATGGTTATAGTGGTACATACCATGTTGGTTATGTATCAAGAGATATAAGTGAGACAATTAGTTTTCTTCTTCAAGACGAGGACTTGTGTGTACATATTTCTGATGTATTCATGAGTGGTGGTGGGTTAGATTACTATGTAGGTCTTATGTTTAATTGTAGATTTAAAAGAAAGGAATAAAACCTATCTATGGCTAACGAGAAAGCTAAGGGCGATTATAAACATTGGGTCGGGGCTGTTCCTAAGATAGAAAATTGGTATAAGAATTTTAACTTTGTATTGGTTGAAAGTATGGAAGACTTAGAGAGTATCTTTAAAGATAAAAAAGATTACTATATGGCTTTCGATACAGAGACTACAGGTTTAGATTTTGAAGAGATTGACTTAGTAGGTTATTCTTTTTGCTTAGATGGTAAAACAGCATATTATGTGCCTGTGTATCATTTTCAGTATGATGGTAATTTAGGTGAGGAATCTGTAAAATTCATCTATGAGCGTATGTGTGAAGCTAAGAAGGTATTCATGTATAATATGCGTTATGATGCACGAATTATGGAATACTATGGGTATAAAGAGAATAAAGCTGATTTAGATAAAAGACGTTGGATGTATGCTAAGTTTGATATGTCTAAGGTTGATTATTATGATGTTTCCGTACCTGTATGGTTAGCTGATACAAACCAAAAATATCCTAGTTTAAAGTGGTCTAGTTTACATTTCTTAGGGATTGAACAGTTACACTTTGATGAGGTAATAGAAAACGCTGGTTCATTCTTCTATTTAAACCCATCTGAAAATGAAGATACAGTGTTCTATGCCGCCGCTGATGCGTTGTGTACATTTTTACTTGCAACTTCAACAGTTAAGTACTTTACTGAGGCTAAACATTCTGCTAAGTTTGATAATTTGATGTTATATCCTTTATTACACTATGAGAATGAGAGGATTTGGTTAGATGGTGATGTACTTAAAAATCTTTACATTATAGCTACTGATAGGGCAGATAAGATGGAGAGAGATGTGTATGCCATGATAGGTGGGCAGATTAATCTAAACTCACCTGTACAAGTTGCACAAGCTTTTGAGAGGTTGGGGATTGATACTGGTGAGCGTACATCTAAAGGTACTATGTCAGTTGGTATTAAGATACTAGCTGATTTACCTAAAGAGTATGTAGAAAAGTTCCCAGTTTTGAAGTCGTATATCAATTATAAGAAAACAGCTAAATTAATATCTTCTTATATTAAACCTTTGTTGAAGGAGTATGAACGTAGGGGTTATTGTAGGTTCGCTTATAAAACTACTGAAGTACCAACGGGAAGGCTTGCTTGTGGTAAAGATGGTAAAAACTCTTTCTTCTCTGGGATTAATGCCCAATCACTCCCGAAGCCACATGTAAAGATGGAAGATGTGTTTGATTTGGGAGATAGGAATTTATTCTCTAAAAAAGATAATATTATCATGGGTTATAAGTTTGTCTACTCATCTTATGATGAAGAGGGTAAACATATAGTACCTGATGACCCTACTTATATCGGTTGGGTAGAGGGTATGGATGATGATTTAAATATTCGTATGGCTATATCACCTAAGATGTTAGAAGATAGTGGAGATGATGAATTTTTATATACAAGTTTTGACTATGCCGCGGAGGAGTTACGTATCGCCGCTAATTTAAGTCGTGAGCCTAATTGGGTTGATGCTTTTGTACATGGGGATGACATTCATAAGCGGACCGCTGTAGCGATTTGGGGCGAGGAGCATTATAATAGGGATTATCGTAAGATGGCAAAGTACGCCAACTTCTCTATTTTGTATGGTGCTAGTTCTCATTCATTGTATGCTGATAGTCGATATGGTTTTAAATCTTTACAAGAAGCAGAGGATTTCTATAATAAGTATAAGAAAGCATTACCGACTTTATTCCAATGGCAAGATAGATTAATCTATAGTGCTAGACGTAAGGGTATGTTACAGACGTTCTTTGGTAGACCACGTAGGTTGCGTTCTTATTATGAGAATAAACAGATAGGTTTTGCTAATCGTAGTGCTGGTAATACAAGTGTACAGGGTGTTGCTGGTGATATTCTTAAAATGGTAATGATTAAGTTGTGGAGAGCATTATTTAATAATGAAGAATTCAAGAACGATGTTGCTTGGAGGGTTGCTATCCATGATGAGATTGGTTACACAATACGTGCTACTAAATTAATGCGTATATTAAAGATTATTAAAGAAACACAATCTGTTAAGTTACCAGAGTGGCCAGTAGAAATTATTACTGACCCATCTGTTGGGTGGTCTATGGGTAGAGTATATGATTTTCATATGGTTGAGGATGATTCTGAGTTGGGATATCATTTTGAACCTGATTTAGCATAGGGGATTATTATGGAAGAGTTTATTTTTGATAGCCTAACTCTTGATGACTTAGTTAAGTATGTAGATACATCAAAAGTATTTAATATTACTAAGGGTGAATTTAATCAAGTTAAAGTATATCTAGCAAGTTATGAAGATGAAAAGCTAGGTAGTGCAGTTGAGCGTTTAGACGTTGCTTATCACATTGGTAATAAATGGTCTTTGGTAGATATGACTAAAGTTGAAGGCTTTAATGAAGTACCATTGAGTTGGTTATTATCAGATGTTGGTGATATTGATGATTGTTTAGTTATTTTACGTAGAATGTCTAATATGGTATTAGATAAGAATAATTATAGTTTATCTACATATATTTATCATATTGTTGATGATGCTTATGCTTTCATAACTTCTAATGCTTTAATGAATGGTAAATTAGCTAGATATGGTATCATGTTAGATGGTTCTATTGAGGATATTCTTGATATTATCAATAACAAAGTTGATAATGATTACGATAAGAATTCATTAATTTCTTTTATTGAGTGTGGTGTTGCTAATGAGTGATATGTTAGAGTTAGTTCAGTTAGGTAAGAATGTTCGATACATTAGGGTTAATGTACTAGAAACAACAATATCTGAATTCTCTAATTTAACTGGTATTAGTCGAGATGTAGTATGTAGGATTGAGGATTTAAGGATGGGCAAGGGTTCAAAGACTTGTCCATCGGTATCTACTATCTTAAAATTATGTAAATCTCTAAATATTGAGATTGGCGATATTATGGGTAATGATATCTCTTTAAATGAGGATGCTTTACTTAATTTAAAGGAGGTTATTTCTTGTGGCAATTAGTGTTGGTAGAACTTTAAATGAGTTAAAGCAGATGTCTTATGACTGTGGAATCAATATTCCTAGTAGAGAAGATGGCAAGTCTTTAAAGAAAGAAGATTACATCAAACCAATTAGAGAGCATAATCTTTCTATTAGATATGGTAGTGTTGGAAATACTCCCGAGCATTTAAAGTTAATGCTACAGTTAAAATCACCTATGTTGGCTGGTAGGATTGATTCTTTTAAAGAAGAACAGCAACAAGAGGTGTGGGATTCAGATAATTGGTCAATGGAACAGAAGTTAAATGGTGTTAGATGTTTTATTATTAACGATGGTACAGGTATTCACTTATATAGTAGACATAATAGTGATATTGACTTGCTCCCCATAGAGTTTACTGAAAAAGTTAAATTACCTAAAGATTTCTCATATGGTAGGTTAGATAGAACTTTTATTTTAGATTGTGAGTTGACATCAGATAACCCTAATATATGTACTGTGTTAGATGGTTATGGAGTAGATACAAGTTCTCAGTTACAAGCAGTTACATCTATCTTAGGTTCTAATACTGATAGGGCATTAGATATTCAAGATTTTAATGATTTAGACTTAGTGTTTAATGCATTTGATTGCATTTACTGTGATGATAAGTGGATAATGGATACTCCTTTGTATGAGCGTAGGGAATATTTATCATCAATTATTGATATGTTAGTTGGTGCTAACTTTAATGCTAGACCTGTTAAATACGTAGTGGATAATAAGAAAGAGTTTTATAAGCATTTAATTAGTTTAGGGTTAGAGGGTACAGTTGCTAAACGATTAGATGGTGTGTATGTACCTGATACAACTAGGAATTTTAAAGGTTGGGTTAAGTGTAAGAGGTCTTTATCAGATTCACTGAGTGCATTTAATTCTCAATCGTCTTTAAGTGCTTTTGATACATTAGATGATGTAAGTGGCGATATAACTTTTTCATTTGGTGATACTATTGATGCTTTTATTACAGGCTATGAGTTGGGTAATAAGGGTTCTGCGTTTGAGAACATGATAGGTTCTATCTGTGTTTCTGTGTATGTTGAAAAAGAAGATGGTACACAGGAAGTTAGAGAGATTGGCAAGTTCAGTGGTTTCAATCTTGATATGCGTAAGAATATGGGAACTGTTGTAAATGGTAAGACAGTACTTAAACCTGAATACTATGGTAAAGTTGTAGAGATTGATGGGCAACAAATTACTAAAAATGGTAGGTTCGCACATTGTGTATTTATCGGATTTAGATATGATAAATTAAAGGATGCTTGTATTCTTAAAGAAGAGTTCTTAAAATCACAACTACTATAATTTTTACTTTACTTTAAGTAAAGATAGTGTTAAAATTTTATTATCTAATGTTTTGAGGTGCATTGTATGAATTACAATAGATTAGATATGAATGTGTTCATAGAAAAACTCTTAGAACATGTAGAGATGTGTCCTTGTCTTTTGATAGGTAAGTATGTTACTGAGTTTAAAAAGGTATACAAAGATACAATAGAGCGTGTGTATACATTAGATGACGTAAGGAATTTAATAGATTCATATGATGGTGTTTCTAGTGTAAATAGTAAGTTCTTAGTGTTAGATGGTATAGGTTTTTTATCTCACGTAGGTCAAAACTCTTTATTGAAGTTCATTGAGGAATCTAAGTTACCAATCATCATTTTATCTTATGGTGATAAAATCTCGCCAATTATCATGTCTAGGATGAAGATAATTGTTAAGAGGTGGGACGTTGTTAAGAATTTAAATTTCTCTAGTGTTGCTGATACAATAGCATATATAAATGAGAAGAATTCTACACGAGAAGATAAGATGAGTGAGTTTGATGAGGTACAGATTATGGCTAATATGTGTCCTAGTCTATACTCAATTAAACAGCAAGCTGGTGATAAATATGGATACACTAATAGTAGGTTAATAAATCTAATGGTTGGTACTAAAAATAGGTGATTTGATGGGTGACTATAGTTTAATCAACAAAGTAGTGAAAGTTGAGGATAGTAAAGAGGGAATAAACTATTTAGATTTAGTTTGTTTCATGTACCCTAACTATGAATTACGTACTGAGTTCAATATCTTAGATGGGAATACTGATATTATATTTGTTGGTAAAGTTAATTCTAGTGTTGTAAAGTCATTAAAAGAAAACACTAGAAGCTTTATAGCAATTAATAACATAGGTATTCAAGATATTGATATGACTATTAGGGATATATCTATTAAGGTTCTATATGATAGATTTAATAAAGAGCCTAGTGATAAGACACATACAATGTTAACTTCTATGACAGAATATGATTTCATTAAGTACTTTAAATCTTTTTGGGTATTGGGTAGGTCTAAGATTGATTCTGTTGACATATCTCTTTGGGATTTATATTGCGTACTAGGTAAATCTAGACATGATATATTAAAGACATATTTAGAATTACGTGAGGTATATTCTGATAGCATGATATTTGGTGGTGTACTATCTTTCTTAGAAAAGTCTAGAAATTTAGAAGATGTTGTTACTAATAGTGGCAAGTATCTTAGATTACTAGTTGATTTTAATAAGTCATATGATAAGTTGATTGTACCAATTATTCAGAAAGTTTACACAATGGAGTGTAAGAATGAATCTGATAGAGAGTATCGTACTTTATGGTTGTTAATGCAATTAGGTAGGGGGAATATGGTGTAATGTCTATACTTGAAATTGAATTAGAAATGAATAAGGTTGCTAAAGATTTACAAGATAGAATCTATCAAGTGTATGACACGTATTTGGTAGAAAATAGAAAAATCATAGACTTGCCTACTTATGAAGCTTTGTATCGTAGTCCTAAACTACAGTATGAGGTTTCAGAGAGATTAATACGTACTATAGATGTGTTAAATGATTTGAAGTTACGTATTAGTGTTGTTAATAAAAATTTATCAGAGATGAAAAATTTACAAGTAACAACAAAGTCAGATTATCAGTTAGTAGCTAATTTAAAATCAAAAGTTAGTAGATACTATGATGAGTTTACTGAGCATAAATTTCAGATTTCTGACTTAATAAAAAATGCTAATAATAAACTTAATACAATTAATGCTGTTAGGTTTGTTAATGAATAATTTTTGTATTATGAAATGAAAGGAGATTTATGGGAGAAGACGCTTTTAAAGACAGATTAGTTCATGAATTTAAAGAGTACTTTCCTAATGATAGTTCACTACAAAACTTTTGTACGTTAATTATCACTATGAAAGATAATCCTGACTACGCTTTATCTGATGTTGATAGGGATGTATTAAGGAATTCTATTAAAGATTTGTCTGTTTTCACTTCATTAGGCATTTATACTAAGGTTCTTGGTAAGATGAGTAGTGATGTTAAAAAGCAGTTAGATGTAACTACAAGAAAGAGGGGTAGTAAAGTTTTAGGTAGCAATACTACTTCTAATAATGTGACAGCTACTGTGTATGAATCTAATAGGTTTGATTTAGGTTTTGAGATAGAACCAGTTAATGTTTCACATACTCAGAATACTCAAAATCAAAACAGGTCTGTTGGTGTTAAAGAATATTCTAGTAAATCTAATACTTTTACATTAGATGGGGTTGATTTATCTTCTAGTAAAGAAATTCCTACAACTTCATATGAAACATATTCTGATTATGATACATATGAAGTTGTACCTACTGTTAATGTTGATGATTTAGATTATTAATTTTGGTAGTTAGCATATTGCTATTACAATATATTTTAGTTTCCAATAAGGAGAATTATTATGTCTGAGATTGAAAATTTTGATGGTATGTTTAATGGTTCTAATGAATCCACTCCTGTTACTGAAGCAAAAACAGAGCCAGTTGTAAATGAAGTTGCAACTGCTACAACTACGAGTGTAGCATCTCCTGATAGCTTTGTGATTAGCATTGAAGGTGCTGGTTCTAACTTGTTGAGTGATTTAGGCATTAAACCTATTTCATTTGGTGATAGGATTCAACGTGTGCCTATTGAAAAGTACAAAGCTAAACAAGGTAACATTGATAGAATTTCTATTATTTCTGAGCAAGTATTACCTATTAAATATCATTACATTGAGGGTAAAGGTTCATACTTGTGTACAGGTGGTAAATGTTGTCAGTTAATGGGTGACCCTGCTGTTCGTTATTTAGTACCTATTTGTGTATATGATACAACTAAAAATGGTGACCCAGCATCTAGTAACATTGAATTGAAAGTGTTGTCTATGGGTAACGAATTGTATCAAAACATTGGTATGATTGCTAATACAGGTACTGTACGTAGCTTGGGTGGTATCACTCATGTTGATATTTCTGTTAACTGTACAGATGAAAAATATCAAAAATTATCACTCATTCCTACTGGTGAGGCTATGTGGAGAAAATCTGCTAAGGCTGTTGAGTTCTTAAATAATAAATGGCAAGAATCTGCAAGCGAAGCCTACAGGGCATTGGCACGTAGTGTAGATGAAGCTACATTTATTAAATTATACGATGAAGCTAATTTTGGTGTAAAATCTGAAGAAAACAAAGGTTTTGGTGGTAGTGAAAGCAACTTCAATTCCTTTGGTGGTGCATCAACTAGCAACTTTGATGAATTCTTTAAATAATAAAAATAGTTAATAGTTGAAAGGATGGAGGTACTAGCATAATAAAAATAATAGATGGTAGTACCTCTATTTTATGATATATGGTTATCTTGGCTATAGACCCTAGCTTTAAGGCTTTATCATTCAGCTTGTACGATAGTGATACAAAAAAGGTTTACATTGATACTGTTTCATACCCATTGGGTACATCAATAGGGTTTGAGAAGATATTTGATGCTGTTCATGTGCAGTGGTATCAGTTACAAAACAAAATAGATGAGTATTTAAAAGAAAATAACATATCTATTGGTGTTGTCATTTCTGAAATACCACCACCTATAGGTAACTTTTCTGCTGGTTTATATGCATTAGATTATACTATCTTAAATAATTTATTTGAGAAGTATACAACAATTAAGGATTTATTTATATTATCGCCATCATTCTTAACTAAGGTTCATGGTAGACGTGGGTATAAGAAGGGTGAGAGTACTGCATTAGTAAAGTATTTTATTGATGAAGTACTATCTGATAGTTTTGATGTGTATATACCAGATAGTGTTTCTGCTAAAGGGAGAGTATCAAAAGGTAGATTAAATAACGATAAAGCGGAGTCTTTTATATTTTTATTACGTTTGATAGTTAGACTTAATATCAATGGTTTAGCTGATAAGATAAAGAGTGAGGTAGAGGGATTATCTCATGAGGGTGAAAAGTTATTAAGGAGTAGGTAATGGCAAAAAAAGAAAAGTCATCCGTTGATGATTTCGCAAAAAGCATTAAGAAGTTGTCTAGTGAGTATCATTCATTAGATGCTCCTGAGTTTGTTAAAAGTGGTTCAGTTGTACTAGATTCTATATTGGGTGGTGGTATTCCACGTGGTGTATTTATCTTGTTATCATCTGATAGTGGTTTAGGTAAATCTACAGGTGCTTTACATGTTAGTAAGGCATATTGTATTCAAAATAAAAGGGTTTTGTATTTAGATTTCGAGAGTGGTGTTAATTTAGCACAGCTTAATTCTATGGGGTTATCTAGGTTTAGGTATGACCCTAATACAAACCCAGATGGTAATTTCTTCTTATTCCAAATTCAAACATTTAGAGAAGCTGATAAGATTTTGGATGAGTTGGTTGAGAATGTTGATTTAGTTGTTATAGATTCTGCTACAGCTATTCTAACTGAAAAGGTAAAAGAATCTTCGTCTGAAGACGTGCTACCAGGCATTGATAGTAGGGTTATGGCTACATTCTTAAAAAGACATAAGTCTACAAGTACACGTGCTGGAACTTCATGGATTATCGTAAATCAATTACGTACTAAGATTGCTATGGGTTATGGTCAACAAACTGCTGAGGTTGAGGCTGGTGGTAAAGCACTCAAATTCTACCCTGACATTCGCTTAACAATGAAGAAAGCATATAAAGGTACATTAGAGCGTACAGAACAGACAGCTGTAGGTGAGCAAAAAGTTCCTTTTGGTGCTATTTGTGAGATTAAAGCTGTTAAGAATCGATACGAACGTCCAGAAATTCCTCTTAAATTAGCTATTATCTTTGGTAAAGGTATTTCTAATGAGTATGCATATTATGACTTCTTAGAGCAACGTGGTAAGATTGTTAAAGCTGGTGCGTGGTATACAATTAAGTTGGGTGATTCTCCTAAAGTACAGGGAATGAATGGTGTTATTGATTGGATTAATACCAATCGTAGTCTTGTTAAAGATTTCATTGAGTCTGAGGGTGGTTATCGTTTATTGTTAAATGAAGCTAGTACTGTAGACTTAATTGATGAATCTTATGATGAAGAGGTTTTTGATGGTACAGAGGTATTTGACGAACCTACTGAGGATGATGGTGAAGAGTAATGTCAGATAAAATAACTGTAGATATTAAAGACTTTCAATCTCTTAAAAAAGCATATATAGAGTTAACTCCAGGTATTACAGTTATCACTGGTGCTACGAATAATGGTAAAAGTGCTATTATTCGTGCCATCGATTCTGCACTTTTTAATCTTGGTGATGATGCTATGGTTAGGGGTGGTCAGAGATATTATGGTGTTAAAATATCTAATGATAGTCATACAATGCTTATGGCTAGGGATAATGTAGGGAAGAATGAGAAAACTGCCTATCAGTTTGATGATGGGACTGTTCAAAAGAAAGTTGGTAGAGGTCAGTTAGAAGAGGTTTCACGTATGTTCAATATACGTGAGGTGAAGATGAATAATGGTACTAAGATGAAAATTAATTTTTGGTATCAAAATGATAAGCCTTTCCTAATGGATAAGACAGCAGGTCAACTTTATGAGTTTTTATCATTGAGTTCTTGTGATAATTATGCTAGGGTATTAAAATCTTTAGGTAGTGATGTTAGGTCAATCAACTCAGATATTAGTACATTGACTACAGAGATTAATACCTATAAATCTTTAATTAATGATAAGAAAGATTTTCTATCTAAAAATGATGGTTTTGATTTGGTGTATCAAGAAGCTTTAGATGTTGATGCTATGGGCGATTTACATTCAAATACATTTAGTATTTTAGATGATATTGATATATATATTCGTTCGGTTCAAAGGCTTAGTGGTTTAAAATCTAAGTTAGATGATAAACTTTCTGCTATTGATATGGGTAGTATTAGGTCTTTATATTCTGATATCGTTTCAATCAATTCTAAGGTAGAGGAAATGTGTGAGTTATTGTCATATATTGATGATATCAGTAGTAGCATTTCAAGATTATCAGATATGCACAGAGAACTACATCAAACGATTGAAGATAGTAATAGTAGCATAACTGAGTTTTCATTGTTATTGGGTGATGCAGAAAAGATTTCATCTGACTTTGATAGCATTTCTGTTGTGATGGTTGATGTAGATACAAATGCTAAGTATTTAGATAGTTTAAACATTAGGCATAAAGATATACTGAGTTCTATGTGTGTAGACATTGATAGGATTAGTTCTGATATAGATACATTAGACTCTTTCTCATCTGAGGTTATTTCGTGTGAGAATTGTTTAGTTGATGTTGGTACTGCTAGAGGTGTGTTAGATTCTTATGTACAGATGGTTAATGATTTAAAGACTAAAGTATCTGAAAGCAATGCAGAGTTTGAACAGTTAAAGAAAGATATAGGGTATTGTCCTTATTGTAGAAGGGAGTTTTTCTAAAATGGCAACAATCGAAGAGGTAAAAGCTAAGTTTAGTAGTGTTGAGAAGATTAATCAGTCTTTGAAAGACGAATTAATTCGTACTGAAGAGCAATTAAAATCTGCTGAGGATTCTTATAATAAAGCAGTTAATAAATTATTTGAGTTGACAGATAAGGATACATTAGAGGATGCAAGAGTATACGTTTCTCAACTTAAAGAGGATTATGAGAATAAGTTAAATGACTTGAATAATAAATTATCTGAATATCTAGATAAAGATGGTGAATAGTATGGCAGATTCCTCTATTATTCGTAGAGTTATTGAACATAAAGCTATGATTGATAGTGCTAAGAAAGATATAGCTAATATGTCTTATGCAATTAGCACTAAATCTGATTCGCTTAAAGAGTTAAATAACTTAAAGAATATCAGTGAGTTTTCGTTTAACTATCTAGATGTGTTGGTTAAAGAAGAGTCTGGTAAATTCATTAAGCACTTAAATAACATACTAGATTTTGGTGTAAAATCTATATTTGATGATTGCAATTATTCTATTGAGATTAGGGTATCTGATAGTTCTAGGGCAACAATTCATCTAGTATACGATGATGAGAATGGTGTTAAGTTAGAGCCTGATATTAAAAACTGTGGTGGTGGTATTCGTACTGTTGTTGGTTGTTTATCACAGATAGCATTTATAACACATTATAGGTTAGAGCCTGTGTTATTTATTGATGAGGGTTTAAGTCAATTATCTAGTCAGTATATCCCTAATTTCATGGGATTAATTAATCAGATGGCTGAAAAGAATGGATTAAAGATTCTTTTAATTACACATGATGATAGGTTTACATCATATGCAGTGAGACATTATGAAGTTTCTAAGGGAAATATTAAGTTATTGAGGGGTGGTGAGTTATAGGTGAGTGATATTCATTTGAGGTTAGAATATGGTGAAAAGATTGCATTTATATCTGATGTACATGTGGATAGTAAAATGCCTGTCTCACGTGTTGATGATATCATTACAACTCTTAAAGATAAGTTAGTTGACATCCTTAATAAATGTGTCAATGAAAATGTAAAATATGTTTTCTTTGAGGGTGATGTTGTAAATAGGGTTCAATGTCCGTTTGAACCTATTACAATGTTGGCTGATATATTGTTGCAGTTCAGACAAAAAGGAATGAAGTGCTTCTCTATTCTTGGTAATCATGATATTGTCAGAAATTCATTAGAAAACTTGGATAAGAGTCCTATTCAAATTTTATTTAAGTTAGGTGTTTTAGAGCATATTAATTTAGATACTAGAGTTATATTTAATGGTAATGTTTTACTAACAGCTGTTGATTATACTGAATATCCTATTAAAGCAGATAATACATATTCAGTTAATATATTATTAGCACATATGTTCTATGGTAAGAGTGGTTTTCTTTCTGATGAGAAACATAATCTAACTGATAATAATATACTAGGTTTAGGGTATGACTTGATTGTGTTAGGTCATGACCATGAGGATTATGATGATGTAGTTGTAGGTTCAACTATGATAGTTAGACATGGTTCTGTTCTTAGGGGAACATCACATAACTACAATTTCACTAGAAAGCCTAATTTTGTCGTTATTGATGACATAAATAAGCCTAAAGAAGTTAGACGTATAGAGATTTCTCATAGGGATTATAAAGATGTTGCTAGTGAGTATATTTTAAATAAGAAAACATTTAGTAGCATTAATGCGTTACAAGATGTCTTATCTAATTTAGCTGATAAATTAGTTGATACTACTGAAACAGATTCAGATAGGATATACAATATCATTATGAGTGATAAAGAGTTACCTAATGATTGTAGAGAGTTGTTACTAAAGTATATCAATGAAGTTTAATTGGAAGAGGTACAAAAGATGAGTGAAGAGATGTTATTGGACGAAGTTAATGAATTTGAAAGTGTGTTAGGGTTAGATGATAATACTGATAGTGGTGTGGAGGATTCGTTTGTTGATGAGTTTTCTAGTGAGGTACATATTTCCATTCCTACTAAAGAGATTAATACGATTTTAAATATCTCTAATGTATTAAAATCTAGTGGTGAGAACTCTTATGAGGGCAAATTAATTACTTTTAGGGTTGAAGAGGGAAATGTCAGATTTATGCTTTCCGATAACAAACGTAGTATTTCTAAGTTTGTTAAACCTTTAAATAGTGAAAATCATATTACTGATTTCATTTGTTTATCTTCTGGTTCATTAGCACGTATTGTTAAATTATGTGGTAGTGTGTTTACTGTTATTGAGCGTAGCGTGGAAACTGATGGGGGTGTAAATAAAGAGTATACTATTGCAGTTCATGGTGGTGAGGTACGTGTAGATAACTATAATTCTGATGAATCTAGGTTTAATCATACATATGATGATTCTTATAGTAACATTTCTAATCGTGAGAACTTAATCTCTTATATTAAGAGATTGTTTAATTATTCTCAAACAGCTGGTGGTAGAAGTCGTTTCTTATCATTTAAAGATAATACAATTACAGTAGAGTCTTATAATAATATGGCAAAATTGACATGTGATGATAACTTTGGTAGTGGTTTTAGATTACATTTAGCAGATTGTAAGTTATTAGCACTATTATCTAATTCTGATAGTGGCGATAATATCTCATTTAATGCTAAGGGTGATTTATATTGTGGTGATACATTTGTATTCAAGACAGAGGCTTTTACATTAGAGGATAATTCTATTCAACAATCTGTGTATGGGAGAATGGTAGTTGATAATAAATGCGATGTTTCTTTAGACCATTTACGTAAAATTATTGACTTAGCATGTAGCTTGCCAGAGACTACAGGTGATATTAATATTACATTTGGTGATTGTGTTTCTGTTGAGATTGTTTCACGTAGGGGCAATTCTACGATTAAGTTGGATGCAGTTGATGTTAATGGTATCTTTGATATTGGCCCTATCTCATTGAGTGCTAATGCAGTTAAACAGGTATTAAGTACATTTAATGGTTTTGATATTGCTACATTACGATTAAGTCTTGATGGTATTGCTCTAGATAATGAGATGGTTAGTATTTTTGTCTTAAAGAAAGCTTTTTAACTCGGTTTGTAGGTGGTGACTATATTTATTGGCAGAGAATTATCAGAGGCATTTATGTGCTAGGGTTGGAAATAAGAATGATGAATTGTACACTCAATATAAGACTGTTGAGGTTGAGTTAAGGCATCATGATTTTAGTGGTTTGAGAGTTTACTGTCCTTGTGATAACTATCAGAAGTCTAACTTTGTTAAGTATTTTGTTGATAATTTTCAAAATATTGGAATCATTAGTGTAGAGTCTTTTGATATAGATGGAAATTATTTTAAATATGATGGTATTTCTAGTACTATTGCTCATTATGACATTGGTGGATACAATACTCTTATTTCTAATAATATAAAGAAAAATTGTGATGTTATTGTAACGAATCCACCTTTTTCTAACTACAGGATTTTTTTTGAGTGGGTTATAGATAAGCGGTATTTGGTTATTTGTCCGATGACAGCTTTATGTATGGGTTGGTGTTATAAGAGAGGGAATTGGACAACAGGATATACTGGCAGGTTAAGTAGTGAATTCTCGAAGTATGTTTCTCCTAGTGGTGATTTAGTAAGCATTCCTACATGTTATATAATAAATATGAATGTAGATTACTATGAAATTAAGTTACCTAGTTCAATTAAGCCTGATAGTATTTCATACATTGATGGGACAGATATAGTTAATGTTAATAAGTTAAAAAATATTAATTGGGATGCTGAATATCTACAGGCCGTACCTATAACTATATTGTGTCATAAACAGAGTAGAAGGTTTGATATTCTAAAAATTATTAAACCTTATGTAAATGGGAAGCAGATTTTTCAAAGAGTAGTTATTAGAGTAAAGTGATACTATATATTTGTTTTGTATATATACCTTTAGGTGATATATTTTCATAGTCAATTTTAGTAATTTCTAGAGGTTATTAAGTATGGATAGAGAAATGAATAGGTTGTTGGGTTTCTTGGGTACTAATGTTGATAGTAATGTTGGTCTTGATTGGACTTGGACAGAACTTGTTAAACATGCGGAACAGGGTGATAAATTCTCTTTGTATCGTTTGACTCAATTAGCACGTCATTCTGAGCAACCTGAAGTCAAAAAATATGCGACTGAAGCCGTTGAACGTATTGAAAAAATCGTTGAGGAAGCCGCTAAACTAGAAGCTAGTCAAGTTACTACTAAAAGTGGTATCTACTTATCTAGCGAAGAACATTAAGATTCTTATATTTGAGGTGTAGTGTTTTACTACACCTCTTTTTAGTTGTAATATTTTTCATTGATATGGTATAATTGCTATAAGGTGGTGATTATATGAATATCTACATTTGTGATGTTTCTTTTGATAGGGATACTTTTAAAGACGTACCTTTATGTAAAATATTTAAGTATTATGGAGAGATAGAAAATTAAAAAAGTAAATTAGATAGATATGAAATGATTAATTCTGAGATTGATAGTATTAATCGAGAGATAGAGTCTTTAAAGGAAAGAATTTTTGAATTAGAAAAAGAAAAGTATCGATTATTTGGTGATAATTCTTCATTTTTAGTTGATAATTTTTGTAATATTTTGTAAATTAATATTGACATAGTTTAGTAGTGGTGGTATATTATGGGTAACAGTAAAGACGATATGAAGTTTACTGCAACATTCTCAGACGATGAAAATGGTAAAGACTTTAAAGTTGGATTAGAGAATGTTATTTCTAAAGATGGTGTAAGTACTTCTGTTGAGTATGATGTCTTTAAGAAAGATGTGGAGGCTAAGTTAGATTCAGAGATTGGTTCTTTTAGCTACTCCACTGATAAAAAGACAAATATTAAGATAGAAATACCTACAAAAGGTTAAAATTTAAAAAAGGAGATTATATTATGGAAGAAAATCAATTATTAGAAAAGGTTAAGAGATATAAAGATTTAAAAAATAAAATCTCTATTCTTGAAGCTGAGGCTAAAGAGTTAAATAAAGAATTGAAAGACTCTTTACGTGAGAGTGGTAAGGAAGAGTTCATTATTGGTAGCTATGTTGTTAAGTTACAATCTATCTCTAAAGATAGATTTAATTCAAAACAATTCAAGGATGAAAACTCTTTCTTGTATTCTAAATATGTATCTACTGTAAATGAAGAGCGATTACAGGTTACTGGTGGCGATATTTTATAACTAGGTACTTTACAAAACTTAATTTATA